CTTCGCCAGGTTCCTATTTTTCAGCATCCCGACCACATTCAAGTCTTCAATAACAATGCTTTCAACTTGGCTATCGTTGACTAAAGCATTGGTTACCTTGTGAATATAGTCGTTTCGCTGGTTTGAAATCCTTTCGTATAATAGCGCAACTCGTAATTTTGATTTTTTACTGTTTTTACTGCCTTTTACTTTCCTGGATGTCCGCTTTTGTAATGCTTTCAATCTTTTAAAGCTCTCCTTCAACCTACGGTTAGGCTCGAAAAACCTACCATCACTGGTTACTACAAAATTGCTGATGCCTACATCTATACCAATTATTTTTTCGGGTGTTATCGTTGACTTGGTTGGCAGTACTTCATTGTTGTCAACCAGAATGCTAATAAAATACTTTCCCGTAGGCGTTTTACTGACCGTACATGTCTTTATTTCACCTACAAAGTGACGTGATATAACTGCCTTTGTCCAGCCTATTTTAGGTATCTGTATCAGATTGTTTTCAAGGTTAACATGTACTGCTTGTGGACACTGAAAAGACTGCCTACTATTTTTGCTTTTGTATTTCGGGAAACCACCTTTTTTGAAGAATGATTTGTAAGCTCGATCAAGGTTAAGCAAAACATTTTGCATCGATTGTGCGTTGATGTCGTATAGCCAATCATACTCTTTTTTTAAATCAAGTAGTTGTTTTTGAAGGTCGTATCTGGATAGATTTATCCTGTGGGCGGAATACGCATACTGTTTCGCGGTAAGCGCCAAATTCCACACCAATCGGCAGCACCCAAAATGTTTTTCAATATGGGCTTCCTGCTCCTTAGTAGGCGATAGGCGATATTTGTACGCTTTAAACATTTTTATTGCATTCTTTTTATCCCACCCCTGTGTTTATCGGGGGAGAGGTTAGGGTTTCACTTGTTTTAAATACTCTTGTAACTCCTCCTCTGTATAATCACCCTCGGATAGATGGACTGTCTTTTCATACACAGGGGTGAAGTAGGCTTCGACCAGGGAGGCGGGGAAACAAATACCGGAGTTTGATCGATACGTTTCGACTAAAATCGGATAGAAAGGCTCACCCTTGTTTGTGCAATATTCCGGCATATCAATGGGCGCTAAATAATGCAGCACCAACTTTTCGTGCTGTTCCTTTGTTAAAGGGGCTACACTGATTTTCTTTTGCGGATCTTTTAGATCGGCGATGGTTACTTTTTGCATGGGTTATAATTTTATTTCAAGTTCCTGGCCGGTGAGGGCGTGTATGATATTCTGCAAATGATGAACGTATTTCAAATAAACTAACCGGTTCGCTTTAAGATAAATGCCATGTACGTAGTATTGCCCCGGCCTATCCTCACTATCACCCAATGAAAAACCGCTTGATTTATGCCTCCAACATTGGCTATCGGAATTATCGAAAACAAATCCCGCCTTCTCTAAAATTTCAGGTGTTAAGGGAATGGGGTACATTTCCTGCTCCTTATACGTGTTACCGGCGCTGTCACGTCCTATCCACCCATCTTTGCGCTCCCATGCACCGGCGAAATAGCAGGGCGTTAAATTGACATCGTAGAACAGATTCGATACGCGGAGGTCGTTTATGTTTATCATTTTTAACTGTGTTTACTTGGTGATGGTGGTAATGGCTGCTGCATCCAATGGGTAGCAGTCCAATATTCGTTTTCTACATCTTCGTCGTTATCTCTTATCCATCGACCATGATAAAACCAACAATCACACAAACGAAGCGTTGCATTATCGATTCTAACAAGCCACAGGTCAATCTTTATTCCATCCTTCGGGGCTGTGCTTATATCCTGCCACCGGCTTTCTTCCCTCCACTTTACACCTGCGAGAAAAATGTTGCGGTCGTGTTCGTTAACATCAGTCCCTTTTGTGTAAGGGTGGATTGATTTCATCTTCACCGGATACTGCCGATACGCTTCGGCTTCTGCGGGGGTTAATTGTTTGTCGGTCATGGGAGTGGGTTGTTTAATTGTGATTGGTTGTCTGCCACCTCTTTTACTTGTCTTACAACTTTCAGAAATAATTGGTGTTCCGGGAACCTTGGTTGCTGAAGATTAAATGCAATGCCGAATGCTTCCTCTGCGCTATTTGCTTCAATAATGTTCAATGAAAGCTGGCTGTTGATTACAGGCTTGCTTTGTTCCTGTTTTGTAAATAAAAGCGTAACTGCGTACATACATTTAATTTTTTACTTTATCATTCACCTGTTTCTTTTCCTGGAGGGGTGATGGAAGATGTGTGCTTGCATTTAGGGAACTGGCTGCACCCGTAAAATCTATTGCCGTTTGTCCCGTTTGTTCTTTCGACCATTGGGTAGTGACAAGAAGGACAAACTGGATTATTGGGAAGCCTTTTTCTCGCCTTTTTACGTGTCTTTTTATCTCTTTCGTTGGATTTTTTAAGGTCGTATGCAATGTGTTCTTCAATTGTTCCAAGAGAATGTGTAACACCTGTTTCTAAAGCATCTTTACATGACTTGCAGTTGACTTCATCAATAAACCTTGCCTCATACCAATGTTTGTGTCCGCAATTATAACCTGGAATATGAAAATAGTCTAGGCCGGTATAAGACCTCATCCCCTTATTAAACCAAAATTCTGCTTCATCCGACATGCACATAAAAAGCATTTTATAACGTTACCTTGCTATTGCGTTTTCTTTTACCGGCCTCAGTCCATAAATATTCCTGATAATGGCTTTAGCGCCGTATAACGCTGCTTCCATGTGACGGAATCTTGTATCAGAAACTTCTGGGTTGTCTGCCAATTCTACCTGATATTTGGTAATAGCATCTATTAACTCTTTTGCGGTTGGTTGTTTGCTCTTATTCATATCATTTTCTTTTTCATTTATCAATTCCACTGGCGGGGGTTACCGCCCCACCTGCTTGCGAAGTTTGCGCGATAGTTTTACGATAGGCAGGGATGGCGCCAGCAGGCAGGCCAGGGCTATTCCTAAGCATACGGCGGCTACCGTGGCAATTACATACGATTCAGCGAACACGCCGTACACGATGCCGCTAAAAAAGATTACTACGATCATGGTTTCAAAGAAGATTTGCTTTTTCATATTATTGTGGGTTTTACTTTGTCGCGGGGCTGGTGGTGGGATTAGAAATGACGGTTAACTATTTCCTTTACTGCTTTTTCGTCGTAATTGTCAGAATAAGGATCGGCCTCCTCATATAATGCAAGTCTGCAAAAAATGGCAATAAGTTTTTCATCCTGTAACTCCATTGCCCTCGTTGCTGCTTCCCTCAAAATGGAATAGGTTATTTTAAGAGGCTTATCCAGAATAGCCATATTAGAGTTGCTGTTCAATATCTCCTCAAATAGCGCTTTTACATTCGATTGCCATTTCATTTTTCTCCGTTTGTATGGTTAATTAATAGTGTCTGGTCTGCGGATACACCTGTTTCAACACAAACGATTCTTTATTATTCAACCGCCAGGCTGCCCATTTACCTATCGGCATTACTACACCAGCGGCAGCGGTCGTCTTTTCCACATACTCGAAGTACAGGTTCGCCAGCATGTGCCCCTTTACGCCTTTGTACAACCGCTCCGCTTCCATTTCGCAGGCGTGCTGCAGGCCGGTAAAGCTGCTAATGTTGTTTATCGTACCCATGGGTATATTAATATGGGTTACTACCGGTTTGTTCCCTGGAATTCGCAGGTTACCTCAACCACGTTACGTTCGGTGGCATACTCTGAGTAGCGGAGATTTTCTTTTTCGATTGTGTGCGTGAATTTCATGATGGTTGAATTTTTCTTTGGTATTAATCTTTATGTATGTATCTAACTATTACGGACGGTGAAAACGCGGTGGTAAAAGTCTTGTATAAATGTGCAACAATTTTGTCGTCCTCGTATACTCCAATCATATTCGCTCCGTCAGAGCTGGCGGTAAAAACAATTCCAGTTGCCCTTTCGGCTTCTGCCTGATTATGATACTGCAATGATTTTTTCATTTTTGCGTTGTTTTTTATTTACAGGTCAAATATACAAAGTATATACTTACCGGCAAAGAACTTTCTAAAATCGAGTAAAAGTACTCTATTTTTCCAAAAATTTGGAATATACCTCAAATATACCCTATATTTGTTTTTATGAAAGCAAAACAAACAAAAAAACGGTGGTCCAAGCCCGGCATTAAGCCAATAATAATAGAGCTGCCCGATGAGGTAGTTGCTGAAATAGACGATATGGCGGACGCTGACGGGCGGGATAGAAAAAACTATATTCAGCGCTTAATAATAAAGCACTCACGTGTAAAACCAGCCGCCAAGTGAGAATCACCACCAACGATGCCGGGGAACAAGTAATAGCCGCTGGCCAGCCCGGTTCAATAGTTTGGGTACGGACGATGTACCCGGCCGCCATAAGGCTGGTGAACCTGGAGCGGGATTACGACAGCGGATCTGAATTGGCCCGGAACCTGGTGCCTGACTACTGGCCGGTGATTATGAAACTTAGTAAACATTGCACTATATGATAACCCTACTAATTACCGCCCTCGCCCTTTGGATTATTATTTCTTTTGCCTATTATGCCGGTTATGCCCGGTGTGAAAAGGATGCGCGAACGGCTGCCAAGCGTCGCGATGATAAGCTACCGCGTGTACCCCGTACCTGGGTGACGAACGTACCCGTAAAGGCCAATGATTTTGAAACTGTAAATAATTAAATACCATGCCTGAACGCCTCCTCTACTGCCTCGCTGCGGGCCTATGCTTAATTATTGCAGCATTATTAGTGCGCTCGCTGATGCGCGTAAGCCGTGCAAAGAAACCGCCGCGATGGACGCACGCCGAACAGGATGGTATTGATTGGTTACAGGAAACCTCATTTAAAAAATAACGTTATGGAACAACCTTTTTACATCGGACAAGAAGTTGTGGCGCTAAAGGATAGCGTTAATACAGAGGGCAGTAAAGTGTTTGAGGGTAAGACTTATATAGTCCAAGATATTGCACAATGCAAATGCGGTGAATGGTGGGTAGATGTCGGGTCAAGATCCAGTTATACAGCCGACTGCGAATGTGGATCGTGTTTACGGATCGTTCGTAGAAAAACAAAGGCGATTTATGGACAGGCTAAGTACTTCGCCCCCATTGAACGCGCCAAAACAAAATATGTGGTAAAAGAAGTTGAAGTAGCACCCACTATCCGCGAACTGGAGGTGTGCCAATCATGATCACCAACCAAGACCCCAAGCCCATCCGCAGGGTTTCGCAGCTGGTAACCGGCGACGTGTACAAAGTGCCCACGCTATCCGTATGGCACCGCGTCGAGCGCATCCTGCCGGATGGTACAATGATCGTTAGCGATATGGTGTTTACCAATGGTATTCCCTACTGGTACAAGCGCAATAAACCCGTCTCGCACAAAGCGAAGTATTGGGTGGAGGTGAAGGAGTGAAAAATGTTTTAATTATGCCAGTAAGCGAGGTGTACAACGAAGACAATATGGTCGGCATGGCGCGATATCCTGATGGGTATTTTGAACTGGCGATCGTGGATCCGCCTTATTTTAAGGGTGCTGGCGACCCTTCTTATTATAATCCACAATTAAAAACACCTTTGCATAAACCAATAATAAATTCATGGAACGTGCCAGAGGTTGAATACTTTAAAGAACTTTTTCGTATTTCAAAACGCCAAATTATTTGGGGATGTAATTATTATGCAAAACATATCCCAGCTTTTTCAAGAATAATATGGGATAAAAAAAACGATACGTCACCATTTTCACAAGCTGAAATAGCGAGTTATAGCGAAGGGGTGAAAGTATATATGTTTAGATTTAAATGGAATGGAATGCTTCAGGAGGACATGAAAAACAAAGAAAGTCGCATCCATCCAACTCAAAAGCCTGTACAACTTTATAAGTGGTTATTGACCAATTACGCCAAACCGGGCGACAAGATACTGGACACTCACATGGGTAGCCAATCCAGCCGCATAGCCGCTTTTAATATGGGCTTTGATTACTACGGATGGGAAATTGATAAGGAATATTTCGAGGCCGGCAATAAGCGGTTTAAGGAAATGACAGCACAAACTAAATTATTTTAATTGTGATATACATCAAACGCAGCACAAAAACAAAGCAATACCACGTTGTGTACACTGGTGACAACGGCGAGATCCTTACCGTATCCGAGCCACTGAAGTCTAAACAGTCCGCCTGGAAGAACATTTTAGCCCTGATGAATAGCAATTTCATGCAGCAGCCATTGGTTAGCGTGGTAGATGGCCAAACCCCATGGATGTTGCCTTGGAATGGCAAAAAATATGAAGGAACTTTTAAGATTGAGCCGTGTAATTTGGAGTTATAATTTTTTTCTAACCCGAATCAATAAAAAAGCCGCTATTTTGTAGCGGCTTCTCTTTTTCTGTTCTCCCGGTAATGTGAAAGCGTATAGTCACGCTTATTTCGAACCGACTCGTATATCTCATCCTCTATCCCGCCTTTGGTAAACACCCAATACACTTTAGCCGGTTTCACACGATCTTTTGTTTGTATGCGAGCAGGCGCCTGTAGGTAACTAAGTGCTGAAAACCCAATATTGAACATTACCAAACAATCTGCGCTGCTAACGTTTACACCCTCCCGATTGCTTACTACCTGGCCAATATACACCGCATCCGGCCCTGCAGCATTAAACGCCATCGGGTCAGTATACACCCGGTTCTTAAACACCCTGCCGAGCATCATTCCCTCCGCAATAAAACAATAAAAAACAGCTATTTTCTGTCCCTTAAATGTTTCCTTTATAAACTCCGCCTTTATATCCTCAAACTCAATAGCTTCACCAGACTCCGTCCTGACTGTTCCAGAATAGCATTGGTGCAGCTTCTGCATCTCTTTTACCGCAGTATCAGCTAAAACTACCTCACCGCTTTTCAAGGTGCATAGCTTGTCTTTTTTTAATGCCTCCGTTATCCACTTTATTTTTGGCATCAAGGGCACATACATAATTTCTTCCTCGACTTTTACATCAAAGCCGGCCTCGTCTTGGGTATAGGTTAGCATAAGGTGATTTATTGATTCAAAAACTAAATCTTTTTTTGTTTTACTGTAATCAGCAATCTGCCGGTTGTATAAATATTTTACCGCAGCGATGCCATATTGCTTATGCCACTTGTAAAAATTCTGGTATTCAGCCCATGGTGAACATTTGCTGATCCAGAACTGGTGGTATAATTGACTGTAGCTTTCTGGGCTGGGTGTACCGCTTAATAACATCAAGGGTTTATCGCCAACCATTTTTTGCAATAGCTTAGTTTTCTCGGCTGGTTGTGGGAACTGCCCCAGCTTATGCGATTCGTCACAAATAAAAAAATCAAATCCGCTGGGTACGTTGTGCAGGTTTTCATAATTTGTAATAACTAGGTTGAAGTCAAATCCGAATTCCGCAAAGTCTTTTTGAATGCTGCTAATGGCATTTAACTTGGTAAGGAATAAAACTTCTTTGGCGCCATACAACTTAGCGGTATTAAGCGCCGTACCTGTTTTACCCGTCCGTACCTCAAAGCATAGCATTGCAATGCCATACTCCTTTAATATTTCCACTGCTTTTCCCGACTCCGATATTTGGTGTGGGTAAAGTTTTTTACTGTTGGGCACAACGGTTAAAGGAGCCGGTTTAACCGACTCCTTGTCTTTTATGGTGGGAGAACCACCGCCATGAGCATTGCGCCACTGGTCGCGGTATTGCTCATCATTTACTTCGTGGTAAAGGTCTTCGTTACGCATTTTGTACAATTTGATATTCAATTTCGCCGCCTTCAAAATCTGGCCGCTCAATTAGTAATTGCAAATCGTTTTCCTTTGCCCATTTCTCAATTTCGAAGAGACTGTTTTTGTCAAGGAAAGATGCATCAAAGTGAAGCGTCTTAACATCTCCAAGGCCAATAGCAGCTAGTTTAAGGGCGCCGATATAAATACCGCTGCTGGACAACTGCTCCCTGGTAAACGGCAGTCCATTGTATGTTATGCCTTCGTCGTTGAACCCAAAACCATCCGGCATTGATGCATTTTTTATTACATCAATTTTCTCCTGCTCAATACGTTTCACATCATGGTCCGCCAAGTCGGCATTCTGTTTGGCTTTATCGTAAGCCTCCTGCCGCAACCGTGCAGCATTGTTTTCCCGGATCTTTAAATCTTCTTCTTTTCGCTCCGCAATCTTTTGCCGCAATTCCTCCTCGTTTGTTTTTGGCTTATTAGAAGGCCCTTTTTGCCAGGTCTCTATGGCTTCAATTTCCGTAGTAATGGTTTTTTGCTTTTCCTTTATCGCGTCTATTTGCTTCATAAGCCGCTCAATTTCGACATCACCATTGCTAATGGTTTCTTTTTTCAGTTCAATCGCATCAACGCTACGCTGGTAGGTGGCATTGTGCTGGGCAATTGCGTTCAACTCTTTTTCCCATTCATCGGTGCCCAGTTCAACCAATGGCAGTTTCGGATCATAATAAAGGTCTTTATTTTTTACAGTTTCCTCCTGCAGCCTTTTGTTGGCATAGGTCCGGGCCTCATAGGCTTCTTTATACAATTTATCAATTTCAGTAAAATCAATGCCTGTCAGTTTTTGCAGCACTTGTTTTTGCTTCGCTGGTGTGCTGTTAAGGAATTCATCTACATCAAACACAGGAGGGAAATAAGCAGCGCTAATGCCTTTAGTGACCCCTGTTGGAATGTTTCGCTCGGTAATAAATGTTAACTTTTCCTTTTTGCCATCAAATTGCCACAAAAATTTCTCGCCCGTTGTAAGCTCCCATTCTGCAAACCCTTCCTTTTCTCCGTGCTTCAAAATGATATCAGGCTTAACACCCCGTAAGCGGTCAGGCAGGCTGCGCAGAAAGCTGGACTTACCTTTGTTGTTGCCACCAGTGATAATCGCTGTGCACCCGTTAAAATCGGCAGTAAGCGCTGATACGGCTTTTAAATTTGATACTGTTATTTTTTTTATCTTTGACATATTGTTTTAATTTGAAATGGTTAAGAGAAAAAATGCCGGTTTTTGCTGAGCCGGCATTTTGTTGTTTATCCCTTGGGCTAGAATAATGCTTTGCCGTCTGCTCCGCCAACAGGTTTAAACCCCGGCTCGTCTGTAGCTGGGCCGAATACTTCATCGAGGTCTGTTTCTTTTTCTGGTTTTTTACCTGTCAATTTGCTTTTGAAAAGGTTGGTGGCCATATTTTCCAAAAACTCCATCATAGCAGTGTCATCCCATGTAGTGGTCATTTTACCCTTAATTTTCTGCGTTATTTTCTCCATCTCCGGCAACCCATTAGGGTTCTCCCTAGTATATGCAGGCGCTATTTTGCCGCCCTGGTACAGGGTTATGCCTGATACTGTTTTGGTGGCATCTTTGGAGTCAGCCATTTGCCATGGCATTAACCTTACTTCTTTTGAAAGATCTACATTTGGCAATGCCTTTAAAAAAGAGGAACTGTACCGGCCGCTGAAATTTGTCTGGATTTGGTAGTCCTGATCCCCATCCCGGATGGTAATAATAAGCTGCTTGCCATACTTGCCATCTTTTGCCGACACGTTTACCAGCATACCGGTAATGTCTTTGTAAAATTCTTCGTGGACAATATTTTTTTCTTTGTTTACCCTCTCCCTGCTTTTGGCTGTCGGAGATTTAAATGGCCTTACTATCTGGCCATTGCTAATGTTTAAGTAAATTGCGTTTCCGCCTTCATTTAGTCCCATAATTAATGAGCGCCGTTGTTTTATACTTGCGCAATGCTAAGGTAATATTTATTTTGCGTTTTTAAAAAATTTTTTTTATGTTTGTAGAAATATAAAAAGCAATGAAAAAGGTTGACACAAGGGGCAGGAGAGAGCTGCCCGTAAAAGAAAAAAAAATTCCATTGAGGATATGGGTAAAAGCTAAATACAAAAATTTGGCTGACGCCTATCTGGCCGAACTTCAATCAAAGTTCGAAAACGAGGACGCTGTTGACAAAGAGTTAAAGAAATTCAATGCTTGAAAGTAAAATTCAAAGCAGAGTTGTTACTGTTTATGAGGCCAATGGATGGCTGGTTAATAAAATAATTCAATGCACCAATAATGGATGGCCCGACCTTGAATGCCACCGAGATGGCATCACACTTTTTATAGAATGTAAGGCACCTGGTGAGAAATGTTCACCGCTTCAATTATACCGGCATGCGCAACTACGCAAAGCCGGCTTTACCGTCTTGGTTATTGACTACTTAATTTAATTCTATATGAATTTCTACGATTACTTTGAAACGGATGACGATATAAAAGACATCCAATTAACAGCCGCGCTTTCACTTTGTCAAATGGGTTTTAAAGTATTGCCATGCGAAGGCAAGATACCTTCACCGAAAATAAAGCGTGTTAATGCCCTTCGCGTTAAGCCGCTAAATGAAAAGAATATTCCTTTTTACTTCTCTCAATCATGCAACGTTGCTATCCTTACAGGCGATCAGCTAGAGGTTATTGACATTGATACCAAATACGATTTAACCGCTAAATTATATGGACAACTTTCTGCAGCGATTGAGTACACTTTACCATCTGTCTGGGAAAAACTTGTAATTCAGCGAAGCGCCAGCGGCGGCTATCATTTTTTTTATAAATGTACGCAGATAGCCGGCAATAAAACACTTGCCCAACGTTATGCTACCAACGAGGAAAAAGCGAAGGGCGAGCGGCTAAAGGTATTAGTGGAAACCAGGGGCGAAGGAGGTTATATTATGGTGTGCCCAACACCAGATTATCAATTCATACAGGGTAATCCATCACTTATTGATTTTATCACGCCAGATGAACGCGCCGAACTACTTGCCATCTGCCGATCGTTTAATAAAATAGACAAAATAGAACTTCCAGGCATAGGCGATAAGCAACGCACGGATCCGGAGGCGCCATGGAATGTATTCAACAGTAAAAATAATTGGGAGTTTATCCGTGACCGACTTGCACAAGCTGGGTGGGAGATAGGCGATGACCGAGATGACCGAATATTTGTTAATCGACCGGGCAGCACATCGAAAAGCAGTGGCTCAATATGGAAAGAAAAAAATTTTTTATATATATTTTCCACCAGCACCGAGTTCCCTGAAATGAAGCCACTGTCAGCTTTTGATGTGGTAAAATACCTGCAATATGATGGAAACTTTTTTGATGCCGCAAAAGGTCTGTGCGAAATTGGATACGGAACATGGAAAAAAGAAGATGGCGAGTTTCACGAAGTCTCCGTGCAGGGCAAGGTAAAGCCAAAACTTCGAATGATAATCGACTGGTTAAACGATGTAGGAATACGCAGGTATTTTATTAATGACATAGAATTTCAACTGGTTCACCTTTCAGAAAACAAAGTAAAAATTATAGACCTCAACTATGTAAAAAAATTATTTTGTGACTATGTAAAGCAATCTTGTTCGTCGGATATCGATGACTTTTTCCTTTCAAAATTCACCAGCATATTTACTAAGGAGGGTGTTATTAACCTCATCGAACATTTACCCGACAATTTTATAAAACATACCCCTTCTGAATCTTTTTTATTTTTTGCCAACACCGCCATTAAAATCACAGCACAAGAAATCAGGTTTGTTGAATACAGTTCCCTGCCTGGATATATTTGGCAAAAAAATATTGTTGACCGTGTGGTGACACCAGATATCACGGATTGCGATGCAAAAAAGTTTATACACCTTATATCCAACACCCGTACAAATGCTTTTTGCTCCTGCCTTGGCTACCTGTTGCATCCGTTTAAAGATCCATCCAATCCACGAGTAGTTATCTTGAATGACGAGTTCTTTGACATGGACAAAGAGCGTGAACCTCAAGGCGGAACCGGTAAAGGCATGGTGATACAAATGCTCAGCAAGTTCAAGAACACTGTTATTATTGATGGTAAAACATTTGCCTTTACAAAATCTTTTATGTACCAACGGGTTGGCCCGGATACCGAAATTGTGGCTTTCGAGGACGTCAAAAAAGGGTTTGACTTCGAGAAATTATTTTCTGTTATTACCGATGGGTGGACGATTGAGAAAAAAGGAATGACGGAGTTTACACTGCCTTTTGAAAAATCTGCAAAAATACTTATTACCAGCAATTACCCTATACGGGGATCTTCTTCCTCGCACATGCGCCGGCGATACGAATTGGAGCTTGCCCCATATTTCAACCACCTACATACCATTAAAAAAGAATTTAACCGGCTTTTTTTTAACGACTGGGACGCCGCCGAATGGAACCGCTTCGACAACTTTATGATACAATGCCTGCAGGACTATATTGCCGATGGACTACCGGAGCAGGCGTTTGTCAATCTGGCTGCCAGCAAATTGATTGAGGAAACCAATCTTGATTTTATTAACTGGATAGAGGGGGTCACACTACCTGCCGAAAAAGTTAAGAAGGACGATTTTCTTAAAAAGTTTACCGATCTATTTCCAGACTATGCCTCCGGCAAATACCAGGTCACTCAGACCAGGTTCACTCAGTGGCTTAGAAAATGGTGTGAGTTTAAAAATATCCGGCTGGACAGCCAACATAGCTTTAATGGTTCCATGGTTTATGGCTTTGACACATCAGCAAAAAACGATGCAATTATAGGCAGATTCTCCGGTGTAGATTTAAAAACAGAAAACCCCACAACAGAAAATGAAAAAAGTACACAAGCCGGATGGATGCCAGCATTAGACGACGATGAGGGGTTTTAATGGCTTTTTGTGTACACTTGTGGAGGTTTTTCTTTTAAAAAGTACACGTTTATAACCATTTGATTTTCAATAAAATATATTATAATTGTGTACTTGTGTACTTTTATTTTTAATAATAATAATAATAATAAAAAATAAAAAAAGTATTTATTTATATATTGACATGGGGTGTTTTTTATAAAAGTCCACAAAAACAGCCTATTTTTATTATATTTATTTATAAATCAAATGGTTGTGTTAAAATCAAAAAGTACACAAAAGAACACGGCTGAAATAATGGTCCGCAACGGTGCGAAAGCATATGTTTACCGCGATTTACCCGGCGGACAAGCGGCTTATCGCGATATATTCCAAATAAATTTGTAACTTGTTTTTGAAATGAAATTATCCGAATTAACTCCCGACGACCGCAATTACAACAAGGGTACCGCAGCCGGTAAAAGCATGATCGAGAAGTCGCTGAAAAAAAACGGTGCCGGCAGATCTATTTTGCTGGATAAAAACAACCGGATCATTGCAGGTAATAAAACGGTCGAAAATGCCATCTCCGCTGGACTTGAAAACGTCCTGATAGTGGAAACGACAGGCGATCAAATCGTTGCCGTAAAGCGTACCGATATTGACCTGGATACCAAAAAAGGCCGGGAAATGGCGCTGGCCGATAACGCCACCGCAGTAGCCAATATCGACTGGGATACGGAAGCATTGAACGCAGACTGGACCGAAGAAGAGCAGTCCGAATGGGGAATCATTCCGGACTTCACGATCGCTGAAGCGCAGGAGGACGACTTTGAAATACCGGATACAATCACCACGGATATTGTCCTAGGCGACCTGTTTGAAATAGGGCCGCACAAACTACTTTGTGGCGACAGTACTCAAACGGATACGTTTGGGCGGCTATTCGGCGAACAGGCGGCTGATATGGTACTTACCGATCCTCCGTATAATGTGGCTATTCAGGGTGGTAATCACGGTGACCCAGATCGAAAAAATGGAAAGAAGATTGAAAATGATCAGATGAGTGACAAGGACTTTTACCAGTTTTTGTACGATTTTTATACAGCGCTGGGTGCTTATACTAAAGCTGGAGGCGCGTGGTATGTTTGGTATGCTTCACGTGAAACAATTAATTTCCACAAGGCCATGGCAGAAGCCGGGATTATGCCGAAGCAGGATTTAATATGGTTAAAAAGTTCAATTGTTATGGGCCGCCAGGACTACCAATGGAAACACGAACCATGTATTTACGGCTGGAAAGAAGGTGCTGCCCACGGATGGTATGCTGACCGTAAACAGACCACTATCTTGGAATTCGACCGTCCGTCTCGAAACGCGGAACACCCTACAATGAAGCCAGTGGCACTGTTTGCTTATCAAATCGGTAATAGCAGTAAAGCCGGTGATCTTGTGGCCGATGGGTTTGGCGGAAGCGGAACCACCATGGTAGCTTGTCACCAGCTGCACAGGAAGGCTTATCTGGTTGAGTTTGACCCCAAATACTGCCAGGTAATCGTCGACCGCATGCAAAAATTGGATCCATCTATTGAAATAAAACGGAATGGTAAACCGTATAAAAATACTGCGACAAACCTGTGAGGAATCCGAAACAAGATGGCAACCTGAAGCCATTTAAAAAAGGGGTAGATCCGAGGCGAAATGTCAAAGGCGCACCGCGCAAGCTGCCTGCGCTGGAAGCCTTGCTAGCAGAGGTTTTGGGCGAGGAAAAGGACGGCGTAACCGCTGCCCAGGCTATACTTATGGCGCTTCGCCAAAAGGCCGCCAAAGGCGACGTTCGGGCTGCAGAACTGCTGATGGACCGGGCGTATGGAAAGGCGAAGCAGCCCGTTGAACATTCTGGCGGAATTAAATTAGGCAAAGACCTGGCCGATGAATTTACAGACTGATGCCATCCGGTATTCCCGGAAGTGGTACAATCCCCTGTTTTTTATTCTCAACGAGCTGATTAAAATACCTACCATTCGGCGAGTGCTTGTTTATGGTGGCAAGCGGTCTTCCAAAACGATCTCCATAGCGCAATTGCTTTCAAAAGAATGTGTGGGCCGCCGCGCAAACACCATCGCTTTTAGGAAGGAAAATAATATCATCCCAACTACGCTAAAGAAGTCATTTAACTTAGGGATCAGCTCTCAGTTTCTACAATTAGCTTTTATATCACAGGACAGAAAATATGTTTGCCGCCGAGGGGCGGAAATTGTTTTAAAGGGCTTGGACGAAGAAGAAAAAGCAAAAGGTATCGAGTCTTATAAATACTTATACCTGGACGAATTGAATCAATTCGATTATGATGAATTCCTGCAGTTTGACATGTCTTTGAGCGGTATGGAAGGGCAAAAAATATTTGGAAGCTGGAACCCGGTTAGCGAAACCTCATGGATAAAAACTAAACTAATTGACGTTGATGAATGGAAGGACATGGAGCAGTACTCGCTTCCTAATCCAGATAGTTTTATTCGCATTAACGCCGCCGGTGATACCGTTCTTATTCGTACAAACTATGAGGATAATTATTGGATTGTGGGTTCACCCAACGGCGACTATGGTTTTGTTGATAACAATATTATTTCCCTTTATAACTCATTAAAACACAAAGATCCGGAAGCGTACCGGGTGAATGTATTGGGCGAATGGGGTGTAATTAAGCCGGGCGACCCGTATGTATATGCGTTTGACAAAGAGAAGCATTCAGGTGAGACGGTATTAAATCGCGGCCGGGAGGTGTACCTTTCTTTTGATTTTAACCGGAACCCGATTACGTGTGGCGTTTACCAGCACGACCGCGTAGGGGAAATTCGGGGTATAGAAAGCATTCAACTAGCCAATAGCGACATCTATAAATTGTGCGACCGTATAAACGAAACATACTATGGCTGTATGTTTATGGTTACGGGTGATGCCACCGGGCGGGCCTCGACGGCATTGGTGCAGGATGGCATTAATTACTACACGGTTATAAAGCAAAAATTAAACTTATCTGGAGGCCAGTTGCGCGTGCCCAATATTAACCCGGTAGTGGCTGAAAACCGCATGCTCGTCAACGCGGCGTTCCATACCGGCAACGTCGTGTTGGATAAAAACAAATGCGCCCCTTTAATATTCGACTGTCAATATGTAGGGGTAAAAGATGACGGCGATATCGACAAAGGAACGCGAGCCGACCCCAAAAAACGCGCTGACCATTTGGATAACTTTCGGTATTATTTAAATACCTTTCATAAACATTTGCTTAAAACCCCTTAAATTTACTCAATGGACTGCAAAATATTCCGCGACTACCTGGGCATTTGCAACAGCACCGTTAAGGTGTACGCACTGCTCAATCCGGCGACCGAATACCAGTGGGTGATAAAAGATAAGTTCGACCACGAATATTCGGGTGTGGCCATTAGCGACGGCGACGGATTTTTGTCCATTCCGGTCGCCGACCTCCCTGATGGGTTGCTTACCAACTACAGCGGCCAGTTTACACTCACGCTTTACTACCTGAGCCGCAAGATTAATTTTAAAATGGCTGACCTATACGATGAAATATGTTTTGACGTAGCGGCCGGCACGCGGGTAAAAAATAATTTAGGGGTTGATTTTGATTGTAACGCCACCAGCGGCGGCGGAGGCAATAGCGCTGTGTTTCCGTTTGACAGCGTAGCCACGTTGGATATCACATGGAATGAATTACTGAATAGTTTTTACGGCAGTGCTCCCAACGTTCAGGTATACTTGCAAACCGGACCGGGTACGTATGAGCTTACGAATGTTTCGGTGACTATGAACCAGACGGGATATACGCTCGACAGTATTCACATTGATTTCGGTGGCGCCGCTACCGGATATGCGCTTATCTCATGACCTGTTGCCCCGCCAATATAACAACGTTCGCCGGTGTAACGGAAACCAATGTTCCTTATGAGGGAGTGAATCCTTTTGTGCAGGTGGTTTACTTTGAAGACGGGCAATATTATATTTCAACCATTGGTAGCCAGGTGAAGTTTTCCGGCGGTAACATAAATATTAATCATGGCGGATCTAGATCAGGATTTGTGGTTGTCCGATAAAAAGTAAAGGTATGTTAGGCATATATAAGATAACTTCCCCTACCGGAAATGTGTATATTGGGCAGAGTGTTGATATTGAAAGAAGATGGAGTTTTCATTCTTATAATAAAAGGTTAGACACGCCTATAGTTAGATCTTTTAAGAAACATGGATTTGAGGCGCACAAATTTGAGGTAGTCCACGAATTACCTGGTGATGTAGATTCAAAAACTTTAACAACATATGAACAATTATACATTGATTTGTATAGGGATGCGGGCGCAACGCTTTTAAATGCAAATCCTGCATCAGCAACAATGAGAGGTTTTAAGCATAGGGAAGATGTTAAAAAAAGATCATCAGAAATCAGGGCAGGTTGGAAGTCGCCAATGGAAGGCAAAAAACATACACCAGAATCTATTCAAAAGATTAAAGAAAAACGCGCTAAACAAAAAATAGTAAAAGCCCCAAGTTTTAGACCCACAAAAGAATCTATTGCCAAAGGGGTCGCCACAAGGAAATTAAATGCTAAGGTGGTTATTGTATCTGATGAAACCAGGGAAAAATTAAGGGCTATTAATACGGGTAAAAAACATTCAGACGAAACAAAGATGAAGGTAAGCGCAAACAATGCAAGATATTGGCTCGGTAAAAAGGGGCCAATACAATCAGAAGAAACGCGTAAAAAGAAAAGTGAAAAATTAAAAGCGTCTTGGGCTAAAAGAAAGGAATCTAAGTGATTGAACACATCGCCATAATATCGCTCATCATCTTCGCCATCTGGTACACAATGCTAGAGGGTGAAATATTCGGCAGCCTCGGCCGGTGGTTTGAACGCACGTTACCCGGCTGGATACAACAGCCGCTGCATGAATGCCCGGTGTGTATGGCGCCTTATTATGGGACTGCCATTTACTGGCTGGCGTTCGGCGTGAATGTGCGGGATTGGTTGTTAACAGTTATCCCGGCCATGGGTTTGAATGTGGTAGTAATGAGGCTATGGCCGAAAGACGAAATAACGGTGCACAATGACTACTGATCAACTGCTCATACAATACGGTTTTAAATATTCACGGTCTTGTCAGTGTGACGGGCATGCCACCAAGGTGTATACGAACAACAATTATGAATTCCGGTGGCGCAAGAATCGTTTCCTGGGTAAGCTGAAAGACAACGGCGCTACATTATTCAACTGGTTTAATATTGGTGAACTTGAAAACAAACTTACTGAAGCGGCTATTCCGCCGGCCGCTTAAACCTTTTTTATTGGAAGATAAATACCGCGTCATTCCGGCCTTCAACCTGAATGGGGTGGATTATTATCAGTTCGATAGCGCCTTTGAAATACCCGCGGGCCGGGCCATGAGTACGCTTACTATTTTCGAGGAATTCAATATGCGCTGTACGGAAGACTACCTGCGTAAACATTGCCGGGCGGTGGATATATTACTTTCGGGCGTATCGGGCAAGATAAGTTTGAACGATATCGCCTTGTTACACCGCAACTTAAAGGAACGGCTCGACATGGTGCAAATGCCTGACCATATTTACAAGTTGGCCAGTGTGATGTTTTTTGATAAGTCGGAGTCGCCTTACTTGTATGACTTTGCCTACAACGAAAAGAAGATTGCTGCCTGGAAAGCGGCGCCCGATACACTAGATTTTTTTTTGAGAACGCCGTTCAAGGAATTAATACCGTCTTTAAGGTTGCATCAGCAAAATGTAAAAACGTTTTTCAGGGTGGCGGAGCAGGCCGACAAACTTCACCAGGAAGACCTGCAAGCAGTATTATCCAAGGCGGAATAGACGATCGATACAATCAATTGTGTTGGATGGCGGGGAACGACCCCGGCCGGATTAAAGAGTTTGAAAAATTACCTATCTTAGACTATCTGATTATATTAGATAAAAAACTGGCCGAAGCAATCGCGGCGTCACGTCCAAAAAATACATCCGCTAAAACGGGCAAGCGTGCCAGATAATATAATTATCGATTTTCAGGTCAACGACGAAGGGTTACAACCCGTTGAAGACCGCTTAGAAAACCTGGGGAAAATTGACGCCGGTTCGGCCGTTATATTCAAAAAGACGAATACTGAATTACAAAAGCGTTCGGCCCTGCTGAAAGGCATTGCCGACGGCAGTGCGCAGGTTACCGTGAACGCTACCAAGGAACAGGGGGTGTACAATAAATTGGTTTCATCGTTGAAAACCCTTTCCGGTCAGAGCAAAACCACGGTGCAAGACCTGTTGAAGTTGAATCCCAAGGAAGTGGCCGCCGGGTTTGAAGGTGTGGTCACCAACGTAGACGATTTTATTAAAGTAATGCAGGGCGCCAGCGAGGGCGCTGACAAATTTGCGGCTAAGTCACAGTCGCTGAAGCAGCAGTTAAAAACCCTCACTACGCAGATCGCGGAAATGAAGTTGGCGGGCACCGACTCGGGCGAAGCGTTTAATCAGCTGGTGTTTAGCGCCGGTAAAATAAAGGATGCGTTATCCGACGCGGGGCAGGAAGTGCGCAATTTTTCCAGTGACACCCGCACCGTGGATAACGTGATCGGTAGCGTTACGGCCCTGGCCGGTGCGTTCACGGCGGTACAGGGCGCTTCAGCCTTGTTCGGTGACGAAAACAAAGACCTGCAGGAAACGCTGGTGCGTGTTTCGGCGGCGATGGCGGTGCTCCAGGGCGTGCAACAAATACAGAACGCCCTACAAAAAGAGGGGGCGCTTTCTTTATTGGCGTTGAACGTACAACAGCGGGCAGCGGTATTGAATACGCAATTGTTGGTGGCCGCCCAGTCTGAAAATGTAGTGGTGTCGGGGTTGGCTACCGGAGCCATTCAATTACTGAACGCGGCCATGGCTGCTAATCCTATCGGATTGTTCATCACGGCCTTGGTGGCGGTGATTGGTGTGTTCGCGTTTTTTATGACCCGTGCGCATGACGCGGCCGTGGCCCAGGGTGAATTGAACCAGGCCATCGCCAACGGTAGCGAGGGGTTAGATGCTTACGTGGCCGGCAGTAAGCGCGGGTTGGATAAAGTAGTCAGCGACCTGGAAAAAGCAGGCGCCCGCCAGAGCGAAATTCAAAAACAGGGAGGATTGGTAAGTGCCGACCAGATAAATAAACGCCAGGCGGAAATCGCCAACCTGAATAAAACAATTCTAAAGTACGAAGGTTCCACCAATACTGAAACGGTAAAACTGCGCGGCGAAGCCCTGAAACAGGTGGCTAAGTTGGAGCAGGATAATGCTGACGCCGTTACTCAATTGCACGTACAACAGAACGCATACGATAAACAGCTTATTAAAGAAAACCTGGAAGATCAGGTGGCTGCGCAGCGGGCCGCTTTAGCCAATGCGCAGGAAGGTAGCCGGGCGCAATTGGCTGCGCAACTGGCGCTCATACGTGCCCAGGCGGCGCTAGATACGCAGGACGCCGGTCAGGATCCGGCCAAGGTAGCGGCTATTCAAGCCCAGGCCCGGAAAGATCAAATAGAAACGGAGGTAGCCTTTCAGCGGCGATTGGCCGACCTGCGGGTAAAGGATATTGACCTGCAAATTGAAGGGGCGAAGAACGTTGACGCTACCAATGCCGAAGTGTACGCCCTGGAAATAAAACGTATTACGGCCCAAGCTGCTGCCGAAGTGTTGAATACAAAACTGAGCGCCGCCGAAAAACTGGAAATCCAAAAGAAGGCCGATGCTGACCGAGCCGCTGCTTCAAAGGCATTTAATGAAGAAGATAGAAAGCGCACCATACAGGCTGAAATAGATAAGAACAATGCCGCTCTGGCGCAGCGTAATATTTCAAATGCTGATGCCCTGGCGCTACAGGAACAAAACATTGTACTGGCCGCGCAAATTGAAATTGATGCCACTAAAAACAACAATGAAAAAGTAAAACTATTATACGCCCAGCGCGACGAACAACTGCGGGCTGCCCGGCTGGCTTCCATTAGAAAAGAACTAGAAGAAGAACTGGCGCTGCGCACCGCTGCCAATGGGCCGGAAGTACGGGGCGCCGCTGAAGTACAAACGCGGCTGGACGACGCTTTTGCTAAGCGCAAGATTTCCGCCGCCGGGTATTACAATTACACCGTTGACCTGATTAAGTCGCAATCAAAAATAGACCTTGACAATAACCAACTACGCATCGACGCGCTTAACAAAGAACTGGCCGCCAAGACCATCAGCGAAAAGGATTACAACGCCCAATATGCCCAGCTTTCTGATGACCGGGCCGCTATTTACGACTCCGAACAGGAAAAGATTCGCGCCGCTGGTAAGAAAACCCAGGAGCAGCAAAAAGCCGATGCCGAAGCAATAAAAGAATATATTGTACAAACCATTGGGGAAGTAGGAAATATTGCTTTAAGTGTTTTCCAGAATCAGTTAGACGGTCAGGCCGCAGCAATAGGGGATGCCAAGCAGCGGGTGGAGGACTTACAAAAGGCGGGTGCAATTACAGATAAAGAGGCGGCAAAGAGAATGAACGATTTGGCACAGCAAGAACGTAGGTTAAAACATGACCAGGCGGTGAAGGATAAAGAGGCTGCAATATTTAATGCAGTGATAAGTACTGCAGGGGCAGTCATTAAAGCCTACTATCAATTGGGGCCATTGGGTGGCGCTTTGGGAGCGGCCATCGTTGGCGCAATCGGTGCGGCGCAAATAGCAGTCATAGCTTCCCGGCCGATACCGCAGTTCTTCCGGGGTAAGAAACCTGGCCAGTACGAAGGTTGGGGTAGCGTAGCCGAACACGGAGGGGAAATGGTGGTGCGGGAAGACGGTACGTTGGACTATCAGCCTAAGAAGCAAATTGTATGGCTGGGTAAAAACGACCAGGTACTAACCGCTACGGAAACCCGTAAATTAATGCAGACGCCGACCATGCGTAGCAATACGGTGCTTATTGCTCCACGTGAAACAAAGGCCGCCGGTATTGACGTAGATAAGCTGGGTAAAATAATCGCCGCCAATACAAAGTCCACCGTTATAATCGACGGCATCGAAGCTATGATAATGGACGGCCTGCAACAAACCAATTACATCACCGCCCGCCGCCAACGCAATAAATGAACTGGAAGCACACATTAAACGATACCGAAATTGACGAACCGACTGGGTTCGCCAGTATGATGATTGGCCCCGTGCGCGATGACGTTAACCATGGCATCGGTTACGAGGCTACGCAAAGCTCGCTGGTGTTTACAGGCAGTGGCTATGATATATTGTACAATGCCAACGAAACGCAGGGCCTGCGCGCTAAAGTAATCTATGCAGCCTACTCCCGCTGTGATGATACTGTTGATTGGGACCTGGTGTTCAGCGGCCGGGTAAACTTCGGGCAGTTAAAAAAAGTGTGCGGCAATACCTGTACCATTAGTGCGCCCATTGAAACAGACAGCTGCGAAGTGGTATTGAATGCGCGGTACGATCAGCAGGTTGACATGGATAAGTACACCGGAGTGGACAACACGACGGCGTTGCAAAAGTATGATGAAATGGGTAAGCGGATTACGCTGCATGCCAAAAAGGTTTCAACCGGCCTGGATATTCAGGTAGATACAGACGGGGATGAAATCTTAGCCGACTTCGCGCTAAACGGTGTTTCCCGATTGTTTTTTAGGCCAGATTATGAGGTGATACGACTCAATAGCATTAAAACCGGGCACCCCGATTCAACGTCATATTACCAGTACGACCAAGATGAGTTATCATTCCCCATTTCACCCCTGCTTTTATTGGATGATTTTGTAAAATGTTTTGATGGCGGGTTTATATACAACGTAAGAATAAAGGGAACCTGTAATATAATTTTGGACGCCTTTTCGTCACCGCCCGTTGGTGTGCAGTTTATTAAAGTTATGCTGCTTGATTGGGATGGAGCGACAGGCAATATTTTTGATAACTCAACGGTAGTTCAAACTATAACCGCTCATGGAGGTATCCCAGATATGGGGCACTCCATAACCATTCCTTTTGATGGCAGCTTGTCAGGAACGTATTCACTACCCGATGGCCACGGATTGTATATTGTTCTTTTTATTCAGACGGTGGTATCTAGTTTAAGGCAAGCGCAGATTACGATTGATTTTGACAAGGATACGCTGGCTTTAATAACAGCAGAAAAAAACTGTCCCGACACCGATACTGATTATTATATGGTGCACGAGGCGTTGAGTCATGTAGTGGAAGAGATTACGAACGGATGCCTAAAGGTTAAGAGCGGTTACTACGGGCGCGTTGACAGTCAGCCATATGGATTTACAGAGAACGGTTGCGGCGGGATGCGCATGCTAACCAGCGGGCTTAAAATAAGGAACGCAGCCAACCCCACATTCTTTACCTCCTTTAAATTTTTAATAGATGGCTTACGGGCCATTGATAATATTGGCTTTGATGTATTCGAAAACACGGTTCGCATTGAAGACGTGCGTTTTTTTTACCAAGATAAAGAAATAATGAAATGTCCCGGCGCTACGCTGGTGAATATTCTAGTAGACGAAAATGGTCATTATGCGAAGATAGTGGCTGGGTATAAATCATGGAAGGTAGAACAGATAAACGGGCTGGACGAATTTAATAGCGAACGGGAATACAAAACTTCCGTTGAAACTATCAGTACCGAATTAAACATACAAAGCGGTTTGGTAAGTGGTAGCTATCCAATTGAAGTCACCCGTGAGCAGTCGTTTGCTGAAACAGGGGCCGCTGATACTTCTTATGACAATGAAATATTCATTATTTGCGTGCGCAAGCCGGATTATCCATACAGCGGTTTGGAAGTTGAGCAGGGAGGTATATCGGGTGCTGAAAATATGTACAGCCCCGAAACGGCGTACAACTGGCGGATCCGCCCGGTGGCCAACATGCTGCGGTGGTTCAAAAGCATTGCCAGTACGTACAGGAATATTCTGGATACGGCCAACCAGCTATTTTTTAGCTCGGGCACCGGCAATATTTTAGCGCGGGGTATGATGGCGGACGCCTTTTGCCGACCAGAAAAACAGGTTACGCAGGAAAACCAGTCCATTTTTTTTACCCAAACCGATGACTTTGCACCAATTTGGATTAACGAAACAATTACCTTTAGCTATCCGCTTTCTTTAGCTGACTATAATAAAATAAAGGCCAATCCCTACGGATATATTTCGGTGCAATGTGGTGAGGGGCAGTGGCTAAAAGGCTTTATTAAGCAGGTTAATTATCAACCCGCGAACGGCAACGGGCAGTTTACCTTAAAACGTAAATACTAAGATGGCATACCGGATTATTTCACCGCGCTTCAGTTTTGTGCAATTTGATTTGCCAGCGGACGGATATTGCCTGCCGGTGTACGACGTGGACGACGTGCATTTTCAGTTCGTGGTGCAGGCCGATAGTATAGGTGAAGCTGACACCCTTTGCGATTTAACTAATAACACTATTAGTATAGGAACGCGACTTTCGTGCGGGGATGCATTAACGCCCTTTACCAGTAAAGCCGAACGCTACCGGATAAGCGAATTGCAGGTATTGTATAACTGGCAACACGGCATCGAGAACCTGGCGCAGATACACGTGGGGCAGTGTTTTCATATCGGTGTTAATATAGGTGCGCAGTCGTTTTGTAGCAATTGTTTTGAAAAAATACGGGGCGATGGCCTGACGGCGGTGGTAGAGTACGGAAATGACGAGAACGCCTTCGGGTTTAACTACTGTGGCAGTGGTATTGACGAAGTGGACGACGCGGTGGATTGTTCGCCTACGGTGATACAGTTTACGAATACTACAAATCTTGTTATACCATATACTGCACAGCTGGTTGCTAAGTATGGCGTAATCCCTTCTATCCAAATATGGATATATAACGCATCGGGCGAATTGCAAAATATGGGTGTTCAAGCAACCTTTGACACGTATCCGCCAACTAAAATCCTTATCGATATGGGCGGAGCCGCTAGTGGCATCGTAAAAATTTTATAAAAAACTTTATTTATGACAGGAATATATAAGTTTGAAAGTCCGACGGGTAAAGTATACATAGGTCAATCTTTTAATATAAAACAAAGAGAAAATGCTCATAGATGCTCTTATAACAATAGGCAATATAATAGTTTACTATACAAGTCATTTTATAAGCATGGATTTGACAATCATAAATTTTCAGTAGTTCACCATCTGCCTAATGACGTTACAAATAAGGTGTTAACAGATTACGAGCAATTGTATTTTGATTTATATAAAGATGCTGGATTTATTATGCTTAACACTTGCGAAATTGTATCAAGTCCAAAGGGTGTTAAACAGTCGATTGAACATGTAGAAAAACGAATTAAAAATCAAATCGGTAGTAAAAGGTCTGAAGAAACTAAAGCCAAAATGAGGGAGTCTGGAAGAAATGTTGCTTTTACGGAAAAAAGGAAGACAAACATTTCAAAAGCCTTAGTCGGTAGAAAACTTAGCGATGATCATCGGAATAAAATATCTATTAAATCCAAAGGTAGAAAACTGCCTCCACGCAGTGAAGAATACCGAATTAAACAAAGTATTTCTCATATGGGAAAGCCATCGCCAAGAAAGGGGGTGGCGCTTTCAGAAAAAACAAAAAAGAAAATTTCTGAAAGTGGGAGTAAAGCCAACTGGATAAGAGGTAAAAAACAAAGCCCGGAACATGTAGCAAAAAGAGTATCAGCGCGAACTGCAACTATAAATAAAACCAATGGCTTATCGTAACCGAATCCGCCTGCCCCTCACCATTGACCGGCCTCAATACAAAGAGGTTCGCGATGTGTATCGTCGTGCCGATGGCAAGTCGATTGTGCAGTCGGTGGTGATATCAAAAATATTACAGGGTGCTACCGATTGGTGGCCCGGCACCTGGCATGAGGCTTTTAAAATTGCTCTGGCCAGCGATCAGACTACTATCGAAACCAGCGAATATTTTGGTGACGTGGTGCAGAATGGCGATTATCAAATCAACTGGCAAGACCGGTTCAACCGTCGTACAGCGCCCGCTGAATTTAAGGTAGAGGTTTCACCGTTTGACGCTACCAATAGCAACTGCCAAACGTGTGAAGAAGTTACTCAATTAAGTTTAACCGACGATGATTGGTCACAAACAACGCCCTACACTCGTACGCCACTAAACGAAGGCAGCACTACCGTGCGCGATGTTACTACCAACGACGATATTTGTTGTTACCCGGTAGCGTTCTCAATCATTTATTACAACGCTGATATTGTACAAAGCGCCGTAATTTCCTCACTGGGTGTGGTGACGATGGTGTTAAAAACGCCTTTGGCCGATGCCAATGGTTTAAAGCTGGCCACCTACCGAGCCACCTGCCCCAATGGCGGATATGACGAAGCCGATATTTACGCTGATATTGACGGTTCAATCCCGGCTTGTTTGGCACCTACCGACCCGGCTATTAATACCATTTCAGGAGATGGTGCCCGCGCAGTATGGAACGAACCATCTATCCCGCCCGCGCTTGGGTATCATTGGCAATTATTTCGTCAGGATAGTCCCGGGGCGCCATTTTTAGAAGGTGATGCACTGGGGTTAACGGTATTATTTACATCCGTGCTATCGTCCGGCACCGCGTATATTTTTTACGTACAAAGTAAGTGCGACCCCGATACGGTATCGAATTATGTGTCGGTGAACTTCACTACACTGATCCCATCGGGCGGACCCGGTGGTCCGACAACATCCTGCGGTAGGTACTCTGTGTTCTATGCAAATCCGGAATTCCCTTACATGAATTCACACGTGCAGTATACGAATTGTTCTGGCTTCGCGCAGTCGGATGTTTTAATTAACGGCGTACAGCGGTATATATGTGTGCTGGAGAATTCACCTGGCAGTCCAGTAAGTATTGTAGTTGAAGGGGCAGATCCAAGATTTCATAACTGGCAATATATAGAACCATGCTAAAAAACGGCATTTGCGTCGCGGTTACTGGGCACCCTTATTACGGCCGAATGGCGTACAACCTGGCCATGACGATTAAGGCGATTGAACCGTCTTGCGATATAACGGTGATGCGTACCCCGCACAGCCTTTCCCATTTATCGGAATACCAGCTATCGGTATTTGATAATATAGCAGAGCTGCCCAGCGGCGCTCCCATAAGTTGCGGAGCTAAATTGTGGTTGAACACTATTAGCCCGTACGAAAACACATTGGTGCTGGACGCTGACATGTTATGGTTGCCGGAGAAAAAGCCTTCCCAATTGTTTGATGAACTGGAGGGAAACGACTTTACGGCTATTACCGAAGGGTATGCGCCGGACAACTTGCACCCTAAATATTTTTTATGGGCGGACGAAAGCGATATTCGCGCTACTTACCCGATCGCCTGTGATAAATTATACCAATGGCGGAGTGAGGTAATGTACTTCAATAAAAATGCCGATGAACTATTGGCTAAAGCGCGTGAAGTATTTGTGGCGCCCCGGCTGGCTACCGAAAAACTATACGCCCAGGGTACGGCCGACGAACTCGGCTTGGTGGTAGCCTGCGGGATATTTAACGTACACCCGCACCAATATAAATGGATCCCGGCCTACTGGCACTTGATGAACGAAGGTAAGATACCGGACTTCTCGCTGCTGTACCGCAACTATTACCTGGCTTCGTTCGGCGCTAACCATGCCAGCGAAGTAAGCAAGAATTTATACGACCGCCTGGTGCGCGTGGCCTGTATGAAAAGGGGAGTACAACACGTATTCCCGTTAATAAGTAAAAAGTCATTCCTCCCTGAGAGGCAACTAATGTAACCAATGCCTAAACTAATTTTTTCGCAAGCCGAGGTAAACGACATTGTAAAAGACAGGCCAGAAGCCTATGGGCCGTTCTATAAACTATGCCAGGAAAAATGTGAAGACATGCGCGTGCATGCGGATGGCATTTTCCCTGAAAGGCTAATTCGTGAACGCCGACCCAACGAGCCATCAGAAGTGTTGGAATACCGGGCTAAAATATTTAAGCCAATCACGAAGCCTACGTTCAGTAAGGTGTATGCATCGCTGCAAAAAATACGCCGGTCACAGGACTGGTCTATTCGTTATGAAAATTTGGATCAGTTTGCCCGCGTGGCCGAAGATGAAACGCTGGAAATGTATTGCGAGTATAATTTTCCCTACTTCAGCAGTGTGACGAATTGGGTTTTTCAATTGTTGTTGCGGAAGTATTTAATAGATCCCAACGCGGTAATTTTCGTTTACCCGATTACGTACGAGGTGGCCGAAAACGAATATTTAAAACCATTCCCGGTTATATTTGAAAGCACTAATGTGTTGTATTTTGCGCCGGAAGATTATGCTATCTTAAAGGCGCCAGAAGGCTCTACTTATTATGATAGCAAGGGTAAGCTCCAGCGCGGTCGGGCTTATTACTTCGTGACCACACAAAATATTTTCCGGTATGAACAGTTCAACGGCCGGGGTGAATTTAAACTTACGCAAAACTATATCCACTCACTGGGTATACTGCCCGTTTTTAAATTAAAGGGTGTTATTATCGACCAGGCCGATTCCCATTTTTTGTATGAATCGCGTATTGCGGGGATGGTGCCTGGACTGGACGAGGCTTCGCGTGAGTATTCAGATTTACAAGCGGGCGTGGTGACGCAGTTATACGCCGAACGGTGGGAATATACGCAAAATGAATGCAAGGCGTGTAAGGGCACCGGCATACGGCCGAACCCTAAATACACCGGGCCGGAGTGCGGCTGTGAACCTCAAATAAACTGTACCGCGACGGGTTGTAACCAGGGTTACGTGGTAGCCGGGCCGTACAGTAAGATAATGGTGCGGCCGCCCAACAGCGCTACCGAAGGACAAACGCCTATCCCATCCCCGCCAGCTGGGTACATTGAAAAGGACGTAGAGATTATCAAATTGCAAGATCAGCGCGTAAAAGACCATATTAACGACGCGCTGGCGGCTATCAATTTTGAATTCCTGGCGGACACGCCGCTTTCACAATCGGGCGTGGCCAAGTCGGTTGACCGTGACGAAAGTAGCAACACGGCGAACGCGGTGGCCGAAGACTTGGTGGCTATTATGGACAACGTCTACCGGGCGATTGCGCTGTACCGTTACCGGGTGCTGTATACACCTGAGCAAATTGAAGAAATGCTGCCGGTGATACAGGTGCCCACTAATTTCGATTTACTTAGTACCGGTGTATTGCAAAAAGAACTGGTGGACAGCAAGAATGCCAAAGTGAATCCGGCGTTATTGTCCGCCCTCGAAATTGATTACGCGGGTAAACGCTTTAACAGCGAACCGGAGGTGCGGGATAGGCTTTCGCTTATCCTAACGCTAGACCCGTTGCCGAACGTAACCGACGAAGATAAAATGACGCGGTTAAGTAATAAGGGCATCACCCTGGAAACATATATAATCAGTAGCAATATTCAGGAATTTATTCAGCGCGCTATTGACGACAATGATAAGTTTGTGGAAATGGAACTGGCCGAACAGCGGGCTGTATTAATTAAGTATGCGCAGGAACAAATCACTGCTGCCACGGATGCGCTAGTGCCCGTTGACGATGGTGCCGACCCGTTAAATAATTTGTATGGCCAGGTCATTTGAAGATATTCTTAGTGAAATAAAACGGGCCGTAAAGCAATTTAACCGTACCATTCCCGATACGCAGCGGGCGATGTATGATGCTATTAACTTAGAGTTGCGGCGGTTGGATTTGACTAATGATGCCACCATCAAACCCACGGTAGACAATTTAAAAATCATTCAGTCGATTAAAAATAAGTTACATCGGCTGATTGTTACGCCCGATTATTTGCAGGATGTTAAAGATTTCGTGCAGTCGTTTAACGCCGTTACCGTGTTACAAAATGAGTATTGGAAAAGCGTGGAGCAGAAATTTACTCCGAAGCCGATACTAAAGCAAATTCGCATACAAACCATCCGCGATACCGTAGCGCATTTGACCGATATGGGTATTGAGGCGAATGTAACAAACCCGATAGGCGACCTGCTGCGCATGAATATTACCACCGGCGGTTCGTATAAAGCCATGCAGGATGCAATTGGTAAGCAGCTACTGACTACTGAAACGCCCGGGTTATTAGAGAAGTTTACCACCACGATTACCAAGACCTCGCTGAATCAATATTCCCGGCAGTATACGCAAACGACATCTAATGATCTCGGCTTCGAATGGTATAGTTACCAGGGTAGCGAGATTGAAACCAGCCGACCCTTCTGCCAGGCAATGGTTGAAAATAACAGATACTTTCATATTTCGCAGATACCGCAACTGTTAACAGCGCACGCAGCCGATGGCGAACCGCTGACATACCACGATTTTAAAACAGGCGAATTAAAAACGGTGCGGGTGAACCCAAAGACCGGATTGCCTATTGGTTTTATTGAAGGTACTTCACCCGATAATTTTCTTACCAATGCTGGGGGCTGGAATTGTGGACATCAGCCGCGACCAGTTCCAGAAAGGAATGTGCCGCTGGCGGTGCGGGAAGTCGTGTATGCTACCCCGGCGTATAAGAGGTGGAAGGGAGCTAACTAAAAAGCGCCATCCGAAGACAGCGCCTTTTAAAAAACTACCCGCTAAAAAACCTACTTTAGTTCAGGATCACTCGCGCTCAACCCAAGGTCGGCAGCCGGTTCCTGAATAGAATCAAGCACGTTTATTTCCAGCGTTTTTTCAACGCCGCTAAAATCAGATTTGAATAATTTTACCAATACGCGTCCAGTAGCGGTGGCTTCAACGTCAGCACTTTTATCGTGTTCGACAAAAGAAAGAAATGCGTCTCCGTTTGAAAACCATTCTATTTTGTCAGGGCTATCTGTAATAAGTTTGAACTTCTGCCCCTTTACAACATCCACCCGGCTAATGTTGTAGATTTTTACGTTTGAAAGTGATATATCAACTTGCATAACACGTTTTTTGAGGTGAATAATGCGGCGCCGGTTTCAGACACCGCATTATAATTTTACTTAGCAATTGGCGCATCGGCTACCAGTCCCAGGTTGGTCGCTTTGGGTGCGTTGTAAGAGTAAGCAATAGTGTCGTCAATGGTTTCAACACCTTCGCCCAGATCGGCATCGGCGGAAACTTTAATAGTTGACACACCGGCTGAATCTTCAGAAGCGATGTAAGCGGAAAGTGCGTCTACTTTTTCAACAGTCGCCCCGCCAGACACAACTTCAAAAGTTGCATCACCGTCCAACGTGGCAGCGGCGCCTGTAGAATCTACAGGAGATAATTTTACCAGGATCTTTTCCTTTGTGGTGCTTGATAATGTAAGTGGCATTGTATGTTTTTTTAACGTTAAAAGATTAAAATTAATTAAATTTCAACAATAATATGCGTTAAGTTTCCATTAATATGGCGGCTTAAAACCTTGTACTCGCAAATACTCAACTGGTTTTGTATTTGTCGAGGCCGCTGGGCTTTTACCCATAAATGGGGGATAAACTCCGGACCGGTGCGTTCGTGGGGCAGGTCGATAAAAGTGCCTATCCGGTACACGACCGGTATTTGTAACCGAGCCAGGTTAAACGCCATTTCATTATCCTCGGCACGATGGAAGTATTCATTGTGGTAGCCACCTATAAAACGGAAGGTATCGGTATCGTACATGGTAACCCCGCCCAGGTAGCCCGTAATTTGTATAGCTGAACCGGCCAGCTGCGTCACACCCAGCGCGGGTGTATAGTCAACGCCAATAGGAATCATGTCAACGTCGTGCGCACAAAAGTAAGCGGGCTGCGTTTCTATGAAGCCGATGTTAATCAGTTTGCCCCGATTGAAGGGTTTACTTGGCGCCTGTTCAACAACCACAACGGTATGATCACGCATAGCGGCTGTAAACTTTTCCAGGTGTTCCGGCCTGTCGCGGTAAGGGACGATGATTGTCATGCCAAGCTAATTAGTACGTAAATGCCATATATTACCAGCGCAATTGCTATGGCCGCCATCAGGCAGCCGCCTTTGTTATTTGTTGAGTTCTCCATGAATGATTGTTTTATTCGCTTCGTAAGTAAAATATTTTTCAAATGCTTCACCGGTAGGCATTAAGCCTGTTGTAGATTCAAGTTGCGCCGGCAGTTTTTCGTCAGGCTGTTCCACCAGCACGCCGTATTCAAAATAATTATGCGGCAATATAAATACATCACTTATGTATACCGGAATGGCCCCGTATTGCAGCGCCTCCATAATACGGAATGAGGTAGCGCCGTACCCGCGTGGACATAGTACATACTTAGACCGGGCCATCATTTCGCAGTACGAACGCAGGCTGTGCGGCTGTGAGCTAATGTACCAGCCCGGTTGATGTTGGTAGCGCATGAGTGCAGCGCGTAACGGATGATTATTTGTGCCAATGTAGCTGCAAAAAATATCTTTCACCGGCGGAAACGTAAACCCATGCGGCTTACATATTAACGGCAACGGGTAGTCGATACGGTTACCACAGGCGGCAAATACTTTTATATCAAGATGGCTAATTTCGTTAAGGATGCCGTCGTCGTATTGAAGGATTGTATAATAGCGCTTATTACGATCCAATCCATTTAGGTACGACTGCAACCGCTGAACTGCTCCGGCGTCTTTCCCATACTTATGTTTGCAATAATAGCTTGTCCAAAATATGGGCAGGTATGTACGGCCGGCTGTGGGCTGTGGTTGTTGCGCATACCATTCTTCGAATATCAAATCATTATCGGCCGGGTATTGCATCGGGTGGTGCGGACGGAATTCAACCGGCACCTGTTCAAAGGAAGCGGAACGGCGGCGAATGTAAAGGGCATCGCCCCAACCCTGACCGGTCATAACGGTTTCAACGCGCTGGAATTCGGATAAGAAGGCATCCATTTCAGGCAGTTTGCCACAACCCTCGTAAACGTCCTCGGTGTTGACTTCGGTGTAAATATAATCAACGTGGCGTAACGTTTCCTTAGCGCCCTTCAATACCTCCAATTCATATCCCTGCACATCCAGATTCATAAAATTGCAATCGGTAATGTTGAACGAATCCAATTGACGCACCTCCACTGTCACCATACTATCAAACGTAATCAGCGGGTAATGCTTTAAGTGCGTGCCCGGCTTTAACAGCGAACTGCTCTGGCCCTGATTGTACGTTTCCACGTGCATGGGTAATATCCCGGTTGCGGAACCGATAGCGGTGCAATATTGCTTCGCACCTGGCGTATTGGCTACAAGCGTATCGAACAGTGCGGGATTGGCTTCAAAATAATGTCGATTACGTATGCCGTGGTTCAGATAATCGTTATCCTCCTCGCCATAGTGCCCGCCCACGTGTATGACGCCGGTGATGTTCATTTTATATTTGCGGATTATTGCGGATAGGAGGATTAGCATTTGTATTGAAATTTAAATCCTTTTGCACGTCGGAAAGTTTCAACGCAGCAAAGAGATATTTGTGATTGGCTTATAGACAATGACCTTGCAGCTTCTCCGGCAGAAGCGTATTCTTTTAATAGCTCACCTGTGGAAGAATATTGTAATACAGGTTTAGACTGTTTGCTTTTGTTACCCATCCTACTTTCCCCACTTCTAACCACAGGACGGTTTAGAACGTCGTACGAATGTTGAATATTTTCAGATGGACTTACCCATTCAAGGTTGTCGGCTCGATTGTTTGTAACATCTCCGTCTATATGATTAACTTGTTCTTTGTTTTCAGGATTAGAAACAAAATGACATGCAATCAGTCTGCTAACACTGAAATAGTAAACCTTCCCATCTTTTGATAAATTTAAAAACATGTATTTGTTTATATGAGATTGAGGTGACAGTATTTTTTCAGCGTAATACCTTTCAGTAATGCCTCCGCCCTTACTAATCATTGGTCGAACAACAGATAACCTTTTTGTTCTACCGAATGAACTGCATTCATAATAGTTTTCAAACCCACCTACAGGTTTCCATATTTCTACTTCCATATAGAAACAATTTTTTCATTAAAGCTCAATGCAAATTTAAATGGGAATGTATTATTTTTTATAGCCCCCAGTATTGTTGATTCAAAAGGTAATCCCTGCCTGTAAAAAACTTCTGTGCAAGTGTGCAGGTCCTCGATGATGTACAATTCACAACAGCTTATTAAACTAAACATTGTTACCCAGTGGTCAATACAATTATGGCTGCAATCTTCGATAATTATTTGCGGCTTTATATCATTTCTTATGTGATATAAGAGTTCATGGTCTAATTGATTACCCTTTAAAAAATTAACACCATCAATTTCTGGTATTGGATTTTCTTCAAACAAATCAACGCCCCAAATATTTGCTTCAGGGTATGCTTCTTTCCAAACGTTAATAGAAGCGCCTTTTAAAACGCCGATTTCCATGATTGACGATATATTATCCGGTAGCGTATTACTATAAAAGTTCATGTACCCATGCCCTAAACTACTTTTATCACTACCATATTTTATTGCTAATTCGTCGAGGTTCATATTACAATCGCATTTTCAAAATAAATATCATCGGTTGCAAGGTGTTCGTTCCCCGGTCCGAACCAACGCGCAGGCATAATAGCAACTTTATCTTCATGTCTGTTTAAGTAGTGCGCCCACCAGCTGAACGAACTATTACTGCATATCTGATGCCGGCAACAACTCAACAAACTTAAATCTTCATGCGGCGACTTGCCAACGCTGTACGAAAATTCCGCACCCGTTAACCGTAGTACGTCCAAATTTTTACGACACCAGCTAATATCGTCACTGCAAACCACAAACGATTTATACCCACGATCCACCATTGCTTTAATAGCGGTTGAAAGGTAATCGTACCCGACGAACGGGTGCTTATCGGGGAAGTCTGTGACGTAATCCCCCCGGCGGACATGTATGCCCACCATGTCTTTTAGCGGCATCCAGGGGAAGGCAAGATTGTCCAACACCAATTGGCGGTACTCATCGAAGTATTTTGCGCTTTGAAAATAGCCGTTCAGTAAAACATTTTCGCAAGTTGGCGCCGGTATTTCAGTATACGCATGCGAGGGTTCATTATAAACACACCAATTGCGTTTGATGGGTTTACATGCCAAATGGGGCACACCCATTGGCCATGCCTGCGGATTCAATGTTTGCGCTGGTATGTGTAGTTCTAAATCGTATTTCGCAGCATAGGCCAAGGCCGTGCTGATTTGAAAACACTGGTTGCCAAGGCGGCCGATTAGGTTAACACTTACCATTATCTTTTTTTACTGGGGTTAATTTGAAGGTTCGTAATATAGCCACATACTTGTTTCTTACATTGTTTAATTCAGTCTGTATAATTTTTAATTTTGTTTTTAGCTTTTCAGTTTCCTCCGAACACCTAAGATGTGTAAATGGAATATCAGCTACCTTTACACGTAATTCAACGACTTCTTTTCTTAATCGATCCGCCTCGTTTTCTACTTTTTTAAAATGCTTGTGTTTGTTCATAGCAGCTATTTCAAGAGCGCTTACCCTATCCTTCAATTCAGCATTTTCTGAAATCAATTCACCAACTTTTATCTTATTTTCTTTTATTGAGTTAATTAGAAAGTTGATTGCAACATCTTCAGGAAACTTTTTCTTTATTTTGGCTAATAAAGTTGTTTCATATCCAGCACCGTAAAGATGTTTATCACTCATAATTCACTTATTAATTTCCTTACATTTTCTGCTTGCGCCATATTATACGCTGCCTGTTCCATAAACCCACTACCGTCATGCACACGGTGGAAGTATGTACAATCCGGTACCACATAGAAACCATTGCCAGCCTTTAACCAAAGGTAATTCATCCAGATAGTGTCACTTGCCCGGTGTGCTGGATTCTCCTGATACACCCGCGCGTACTCGTCACGGTTGACGAAAAAGTTGCAGGTGTTAAGTAGCATGTTGAATGTATCTTGCCACACCAATGCAGCGGCGCTTGATTTGAAGTACACTGACCCTGCCCATCCACGGTAATCAAAATTCGGCCAGGCAAAAGACGGCATGTATATTAAATCCTTCACGGGGTTTTCGATTGCATCCAGTCCGACTAAATACCGATCATCAATCACGTTGTCTGAGTCGAGTATTATCACCCACTCATTGGAAGCGTAAGCAATGGCATCAGCCTTGTTGCGGCTCATTCCCCGGTTAGCAGCCTGCCGGTAAACCTTTATTTTATCGTTGAGTTTTGGTAGTTGCTCAATCTTTTTCCAATACTCCGGCAGGCTGCAATCATCTACGATGATGATCTCTGTTATACGCGGGTTGTTTAGTACATGTTGAAAGGATTCGAGTAGTAAGTCGTATCTCTGATATGTTGTAATACAAAGAGAAATATTCATAAGTGTTGCCATGCTTTTTTAGTTAATATTCTCCATGCTTGAGTTCCGCTGATATTATATTTTGTGCCAACTTTCGAGTAAGATTTCATTGTCTGATAATCAATCTTCATATTTGCAATATCAGATGGAGTAACTTTTGCCATACCACTATTTACGCCATTCATTTTTTTCTGACCCAATACTCTATACGAATGTGTTTTGTTGTAAGACCTATTACACCATTCTAGTTCGGTTGCTCTATTATCAGTTTTTATACCATTCTTATGGTTTACTTCATCAAAATTATATGGGTTTTGTAAAAAATGCATTGCCACAAGCCTATGTACAGAATGAAGAATAGCAATTGAATTTTTTCTTAGCGATACCCTGCAATACCCGCCCTTGTCAATTTGTGGAATTAATGATTTGCCTTTAAACGGCATTATGGCACCATTTAATGCGCGTGTAAGTCGGGGCAAAGATTTTACATTTCCCATGTTACTAACCTGGTAGAGTCCTTCATAACCTATTATGTCTTTCCAGTCCTCCATACTATTTACTTTTTTCCTGCATTGAACAGCGTTTATAATCACGAACGATTTCATAAATAGCCTGGTTAAACCCGTACATGATAGCGCCCTTTTCCTTTTTCTTTTGGGCCTGAAACTCTAAAATAAATTGCTTTACGTCCGGCGGGATGGAGGTTAAGTGGTATGAAACTCGTTTTGCCATGATTAGTACCTTAGGTATACAAATGTATAGTTAAGGAATTGTATTACAAAATGTATTTTTTATTTTTACCTCAAACGAACAATAAATGTCTTATTTCCAGGGTGACCACTTAAGAATTTCTACCCCTCAGACCAGCGATGGCACTACGCTTTTGTATGACGCGCAACAAAGACCTGTTATCTCCGTGCAGTTCGCCCCGCTGGAAGCGCGCAAGGCTTTTGAACGCGAAAATCAATTGCGCCCTACCCACTTAAAGCACATTATTGAAACCGTTACTACTGGCTTCGGTCAAACGAACACCCCGCAGCCTACGCAAACCAAGGTAAAACTGAAATAATGATACAGTCAACTCACACCGCGTGTAGCGGATGCGGTAAACCAAGGCCAAGACCAAAACCAAGCAGATAATTTATGATAACAGTAGGTGATTTTTTAGCAAAATTGATAAGCAAAGGTGGTGGCAATCCCGCAGACGAAAAGTATAAAATATTTTTCGGTAACGCCGAACTGGTAAAGGCAGAAGTGCCCGACGAAGTGGCTACCGCTATCGACAACGGCCTTATCAGCATTGCCGACGCGAAGAACAATCACCCGATACTGAAAAATCATTATTACACCCAGGCCCTCAACGGTGTTGACGATAAGATCAAAACACTGATGGAAAAATGGGAAGCGCCGGAAGACATTCGCAACGCGGTAACCGCCGAGCGCAATACTTACAACCGGGTACCCCTGCTGCTGGAGCAAATGATGGAAATTGAACGGAAGAAATTAACCGCCAATAAGCCCGACCTGGCGGCGCTGAATAAAGAAAAAGAAGAGCTGCACAAGCAGATTCTTACTGAAAAGAACAGGGCCGATGCGGCCGAAAAGGATTTTGAAAGCAAGTACAAGGACTTGCGTATTCAGCAAAAACAACGCGGCATGTATACCGGCCTGAAAACCGTGTACGACAACCTCGATGAAGACACCCGCGACATCACCTTCAACACGCTTATTAATAAAGGACTTCAGGATAACAATGCAACGTTTACCTTGGATGATAATAATAACCTGGTACTGCTCAAAAAAGACGGCACCAATTATTATGGGGAAAATAACCAGCAGGTAAACGCCAAGCAGTTCATTGAACAAATATTTTCCCGTAACAAACTCCTGGTGACCAACCAACCTCCGCCCGCTAACGGCGCAAATGGTGGTGTTAACAACGGTTCAAACAACAACGGCCATAATAATGCTGCGCCTCCTCAGGGTGGCGGTGGCAATAACAATGGCAATACTAACACCGGTTCTGCAGCCATGAAGGAGATTCTTGCGGGTATAAATCAAGATCTATCCACGAGCAACAACGTTCCTATCTTCGGCGGCGGCAACTAATCTCATCTTTTCAACACTTACAATTATGGCATTGGGCTTTTGTCCGGCGCTGCTTACCAACATAGAAGCTGTTGCGGAAAGCAATGCGCCCTCACGCAAACTGCATATATCGGGTTTCCTGGCCGCGCTTTTTTGTTGCCAGAATAGTGCTGTCAATCCTGTTAACCAGACTAATGACGGCGCACACACCCGCCCTTTAACCGTTCGCTATCGTGTACGCCCGACGCTCAGCGCCGTGCAGTACGAAGACGATTGTGATATTAACCGCATTCCGGCGTATGCTGAATGGACCGTAGGTACACCTACGCATGTTCAGAGTTCGTTCTTCCTGGACGACGCTACCATCCAACGCTATTGCGCTGACGCCAGCGCCCGCGTTACCACCGGTCAGCCACCTACCCAGGTGATGAACGAAGTGTACGACCTTATTTTGGAGCACGCCAACATCTTGGTAAAAGCTGTAAACCGGGTAACGGTTACGCAGATGGCTACCCAATTTGGCAACAACACCACTACCGGCAGCGCCACTGGTAAAATCATCAACATTGCCCGCGACGGCAATAAGTATGTATTGGACAACGGCGTTGTACAGTTAATGCGCGACATCCAGGAAAATGAAATCTGCGGCGATACTTGTATCGTTGGTGGAGGTCTTTTCGCTGGCTTTGACATTGCCCAGGCGATGACCTGTTGCAATCAGGCCGGTATGGACGTTAGCAAACTGGGCATGCCACAGTTCTGGTTCGACAAAGACACGCAGCAAATCTGGGGTCAGAACTCTATCGCTGTGCTGGCTAAAGGCAGCGTTAAGTTCATCGGCCGCAATAAATATCAGGGCGCTTTCGCAGGTCAGCGTGGAACTTCGTTCTTCACTACCTTCCCGCTGCCTGTACAGGAATTCGGTTGCAATATCGACGACTGTATGCGCAACCTGATTTTTGATTTGCAGCTGAAGTACATCGACTGCCCTACCACCGTAACGGTAAACGGCGTTAACACGACCGTAAATCGCGGCTGGGAAGTTATTATCAGCAAAGAGTTTGCCCTGTGGGTACAGCCCACCAGCGCTTATGCTGCTGACGATCAACTGAGCGGTAGCAACGGTACGCTGAAGTATTTCGTTACCAACGTAGCGGATGCCGGCGGTACAACCAATTCTGCAGTTCCTTTGGGCGCTTACGCATACGCTGGCTTTTAATGAGCTGCCTGACTGACTATATTGGGATCAAGGTCTGTTCAACAGACGAGGCGCCGGGTGGTGGGTGGATTAATTCACTGCCCGGCATTAGCCTTGAATCTATTGACAAGATTGCCACGCCCGATCAAATAACGTACAGGGCCGTTTGGGCCGACGTACAAGCCGAAGCGTATACGCGCTTCGAAGTGGATTTCATGAGCGAAATGAACCGGTGTTACGAATTGAATGTGTATTGTGATTACGATGCGCTCATTTGTAACAATAAACGCAAGCTGTTGCAGGCGTGGAAGTATTTACTGGGGAACCAGTTAATGTTGTTCCGGCTGTATTCATCACGCATCAACCGGTTTACCACGCTGGATATAAAAGACGTGCAGGAGTTGAAAGATCATTACCAGTTGGAGTATGAAAAGGCTCTCACCCAGGGCGTTAAATTGTGCGATATAAGTTCGTGTGAATTGTGCTGTGAAGGCAATCCCAATACTGTTACATGGCTTCCATAACCATAAAAAGCAATTTGTCGCAGTTTGTTGTGCAGTTGCAGGGCAAGTTGGAGGTGCTAAAGAATCGAGAATACCTATTGCGGCCAGTGGCTTTCGGAGTGATTGATTTAATACAGAAGCGCATTCACATAGACGGTAAGGCCAGCGATGGCAACGCCATTGGCACTTATTCAAGCGCATACGTTCGTGGGTTAAGGAAGAAGAACAATCGCGGCAGTTCTACTAAGGTTATAATCAGTTTAACGCGGCAACTGGAAAACAATTATGCGGTAATCGCCACGCCGAAAGGGTATGGCATAGGGTTTTTAAATGCATTCGATTATAATAAAAGTCAGTGGGTAGAGGCTACGTATGGTAAACCCATATTTGCGCTCACCACCGAAGAACATCAATACGCGCTCGATTACATTACCGACCTAGTGAACCAGGCTATAAAATGATTCAGGAAATAATATCAGCCATTAATAGCACGCTAAAATTGCCCGAAGGTGCGGTGGTGAATGATATTGCAGAGTCGGTTTTAAAAGGAACTGAATACTCGCCCTACCTAATTGATAAATTTGGCGAAGGGAAGTCCGTAGCCATTGACACCACCGTTCCGGTTATCATTTACCATAAGGTAATAGACGTGGTATGCCAGGGTGGAAAGAACGGTGTGGGTGACGACCTGGGCGATTTAATAAACACCTACAATTGCAGTTGCATTGTATACTTAAACAGAAAAAAAACGGGCCTCACGCCGGATGAATTGTTTTTGTCAATACAAAACCAGTTCCCTTCAGGTATGAAGTTCAGTCCATATAAAAACATTGTTATCCGAGTCCAGAGAGTTATCCTGAATAGTATGCAGGTTTGGTCGTCTGAATATCAGGGTGGCGTACAGTTCAACCTACCGGCCGATTCAAACTTGTTTGCGATTAACTATCAAATCGAAAGCACTTTTAAAAAAGGGTGTTTTGTTACTTGTTGAAAATAAACAAACTTAATTTGTTCTTTTATGCCTTATAATGTGTATTACCCAGCGGGTTGCGCAACAGCTGTCGGTGACCACTACTGTAATCCCTGCGACAACGCCGAACATGGCCGTATACGGTCGGTGGCGTACATCGCAAACGATTTTGAGTTCACCAATCCGTCTTCACCTACGGAGTGGAAAACCGGTATCGGTCAAAAGAAAATCATTATCATCCCGGCCGTTAATGGTTCGTTCGACGGCGGTAGCGAAGTGGAAGGGCCTGGTTATGGTGACCAGCTTTCTAAGCTAACGGGCTACGATTTTTCACTGACTTATCGCGATCCGAATTATAAAAACAATGCTGATTTTTACAACGCCATCAAACGGTCTAGTAACTACTATGCAGCGTATCGCACCGAATCGCAGATTCATTTTACCGATACAGTAAGCGCCATCCCTAAAAACCCGGTTACCGAAAACCTCACCGACGAGGTGACCTGGGAAGTGGTACTCAAATGGAGCAACGAAGACTTGCCCATTCCCTACGACGTGCCAGCGGGAATTTTCGAGTGCTTCGACTACAACGGAACTCTCAGTTAATAAGGGGCGGGTGTAATAGCCCGCCTTTTAAATTTTATTTATAATGCGAAAGATACTTTCACTTTTTGCCCTACTCGTTGCGTTCACAGTTAACGCCCAGTTGCCCTCTACTATCCCCCTGCGCGGTGATAGTATTATTATTTCCAAGGTCGGCGGTTCGGCCGAATTGGTGATCCGTAACCGTACAAAAGATTCGCTGGGTTTTCTGTTTAATATCGGCAATGGTCGCACCCAGTTCCGTCGGGCCAAGCAAATGAACGACAGCACGCTAGTGTTTGGCGTTGATACTTTTCATGTCAAAGGTGGCTCCGCTTTTGATAGCACGAATACCCAGTTTCGTACGTATCTCGTCGACCACCCAGGCACCATTAAAGTAGACGTAACTGGTATCCTGCGCGTTGGTGGCGTTCGTGGTGATTCGCTGTACAATATACCCGTATCGACTGGCCCTTCCACTGCCTCGTTTGTAAACATTGCAGCGATGCGTGCAGCTACACCGCCGACAGACAGCACCGTTGTAATGGCATTAAATTATTATAACAATAATGATTACGTGGTAACCGAATGGCAATACTTTGCCAGCAGCACTACAACGGTGGATAATTCAACTGTGTACGCACCCACCAGCGGAGTAGGACGATATAAATATGTTATCAGGAACAACCGAGCCACTTTTAAGCAATTAAACGTCTTTCCTGCGGCCGACAATACAACCGCATACTTTGCGGCGGCGGCGTTTATTAATAGCGCCGGTGCGGCTGCTATTCATCCAAAGAACACCACGTACACCCTTGCGCCAACGGCTGCCAATAATATGTATGACTACATGACCATATTAGGTGAGGACAGTGCAACGTCTATCATTCAGGTAAAAAGCTATGCTACCCAAAACAAAGATGTATTCCATTACTATGACCTTGCTGATACGCTTGTTGGTGTAAGTATTTCGGGCATAAAGTTCAAAGGTGGTGTTAGCTATACAAACCATGCAATCTCGGCTGGCCCGGTTGACACAGCCTCAACGTTTATTTATGTTAACCTAGGGAAGAAGTTAAATTTTATCGGCAACAGTTACGAGGACGGTGGAACAAAGGCGGCTATCTATTTATTTGATGTGCATACGGCCTACGTTACCAACAGTACATTTAAAAATATTGGTGGCATGGGTATTAGCACTGTGTACGCCGTACCGAATGAAGATGTTTGGGTGACCGATAATATTGGCTGGAGCTGGGGAATGCGTGATCGTTATGATGGCGGCGCTCCTCCTGGTTATGCCAAAGTAAGATTTGGAGATGACTTTTACGAGTGCGGTGGTACACGGAATCACGTGAATCGTAATAGACTATGGAACAAAGCCAAGACACGCTGGTTCTGGATTGAGGCTCGTATGTTTGGGTACAATGAAGCCATTGGTAACGAAATTCACGGAGAGGGCATGAACTCAATGGGCTTCAGCTGGGGTAACCCGCCAACCTTCCCGTTATCCGGCCCCTGGGCTGTGAACAACCGCGTGCAAGGCAATATCCAAGACAGCATCTATTACGATACGCATACCGCAGCCGATAGCATCGGCGGCCTGCCGAAATACATCGCCAGTAACTTATGGGAGTTTGGCGGCACAGAAGGTTTGCAATTTACAGGTAACAACTTGATGTCTCCACACATGACTGTTTCTCGGCATAACACGGGGATTTATAGTCAAAACATTATTAATAGTCCAAACTCCAACACTACTACCGAAAGCGGAGCGGCCATCCTTTGGAACATAGGAACAAACGGAGGCGATACCAGCGCAATAAGAAACATGGTTATCCGCGACCAGGTTAAAATGCATGATGGTGAACTGGTTAGATTGACAAATAATGGCAACCCGATTATTGGCCTTGATGTTAACATGCAGGCAACCTGGGATGGCGATATGATTTTGGGTGAAGTTTATCCAGCAACTGGCGGCGTTCGTCCTCTTGGTTTCAGCATGAACGGAACTTATAACGGTACAGTTTACCGCGCATTTTATACAGGCAACTCCGGCAGCGCTATTAATTTCAGTATCTCCGGAGCCAACCTGCGGGGAACAAATATTGATTACGCTTCAAATTTGATTGACTTCGGCGGCTTGACTGCACCCGTAATTGATAAGGAACTGGCCACGTTTTCCACGACAGGGCAATACACTTCCCATGTAAAAACAGTGAACAGCACGGCGCCGGATGCAGCAGGGGATGTGGTAGTCCCTGGCGGTACTGTAGCATTGGGCAATGTGCCGGTCTTTGGAGTAGTGGCTCCTCCTGACAGTACTAAAATCCAAAAGAATCTTGGATGGTTCGACTTCAGGTCTTACTCAACTATAGCGCCAGATGGCAAGATGCTCTACGATGGTGCAATGACAGCAGGCAGCACAACCTTTACCAGCGCATCAGCAGTGTTTACCTCCGGAGATATAGGTAAGGTTATTCATCCTAAAGGTGTCGGCGCAAGCAGTAAAGACAGCACCGGAACGATAACGGCCTTTACTAATTCCACTACGGTAACACTTTCTTTTGCGGCTTCTACAACCGTTTCGTCTGCACAGTTTGTGTACGGAACAGACTTAACACTACCGGTTCAGGCTACTATAAACGCAGCTACAGCATCGGGCCATGGTGTAGCGTATTTCCCGGATGGTATTTACATTATTAACGGGGCGTTGCAAACTTCGATTAGTGGACAGAACCCTAATTCACAGTTATACATACCCCTTGTCGCTGCTGGTAATCTACCGGTTCATACTTCAGATCGGACTTTAACAATACAGGGGGGCAGTCCGGCATCAGTAGAAGAAGGAGCATTAACGGCTGTTAATCCGGTTACCATAGGCACCATATTTTATTCAACGCTAAACACTTCATCGGGAACCTATCCTTGCATATTAGGAACGAAAGGTGAGTCCGATGGTGCTGGTGGATTTTTCAACGCCGTTGATGTGAACATGCAGAATATCATCTTCAGAAACACGGCGGGCAAGAATAGCGGAGGCCCAAGGATGTCAGGCGTAAACTTTGAGTGGGCTGTTAATACAAATGTTCATGAAAGCCGGTTCGACATAGATATTCCAGGAAGCACTTCATCATCTCCGACGTTTTTAACTTTTGGCTATAAAGGAACAAAAACAAATGGCGGTATAGGTGTAGTCACAAACAACGTATTCTCCGTTGGGCACAAGTACGGGTTCGTTTTCGGTGAGTGGGCCACTGGTAATAATATTCAAACTACGATGAATGAATATGGAATTGGGTTTACTGCAACTAACCACGCTATTCATTTACAGTCCGTTCCTGCGCAGTGGAATAAACATGCAATAGGAATGTTTTCACCAGAGGCGGGAAACTGTGTTTTGAAAATCGACAAGCTGGATGTTGAATTGCGTACCGATGGCAGTTGGTATGATAATTCAAATACTATCGACGATCCGAGTAGTAATTTAAACGGGTACATCCATTACTATAAATTAGAAACATTCGGCGCTCTCTTTTCGCAGAATGGAGCTTCTGCTGTTACGCTGATTGATTTGACAAGGGGAAATCTTGCCCGTCACCAGGTTACGGGAACGGCTGGAACGGTAACCTATTTACCGGGTCAAAATGATTCTACAGCGGTAGCAGAGGTAAGGTCTGGATATGTTGCAAGCGATGATAGTTATTTCCCACAGTTCCTTGTCACCAACGATCAGACGGGAACATCAAACGCAGTCGGACAGTTCATGTTTGTGAACAATAGCGCATCTACTCAAAAAAGATTGGTTCAGATGTATGCAGCGACCGATGGCAATATTAATAAAGGCAGGTTGGAGGTAAGGGCTTCTGATGGGTCTTCAATCCCTACTATTTTCAATTTTAACTCCGATTCGTTTCGATTATTCAGGCCACTTGTTCCATCTCGTTGGACTACTTCTACACGCCCTGCTTCGCCCACAACAGGCATGATTGGATTTAATAATGACAGTGGCCGGGTTGATGTTCGTGTAGGCGCGGCATGGAAACAGTTGGCTAATACCAGTGATATAGTTAGCGGTGGCGGTAGCGGAACTCCGGGTGGATCTACTACACAAGTACAGTATAACAATGCAGGCGCTTTTGCGGGGTCAGCTAATTTTATTTGGGACAATACAAATGCAAGGCTGGGTATTGGTGGCGCGCCATCCGCTCCTTTACATATCGTTGCGCCAAGCGTATCGGGTTACGGACAGTTTTCCGTACAGGCTGCAACAGGAACAGCAGGTAGTTCATTGGCCTATATGAGCTGGAGAGACGGGTCCGGATCGAGAATGATGGTGGAAGGATTTGGTCAGTACGGCGGATCTCCGGATTTGAATTACTACTACGCAAATGAAATAAATGGATCGTATATATGGAGAAATTCTTCTGTCCAAATAGCGGAATTGACCACCGACGGTAAATTAGGATTAGGTATCACACCAACTGAACGATTGCATGTTTATAATGCTGGATCTAGCTCAAAGTTGTTAATAGAATCGAATAACATCAGCGCGCTGGCCGGAACTGATTTTAAGGTAGGTGGGACAACCATCGGCGCAATACGCGGTATCGGATCTTCTGGTGGCGCAGGAGTATTTTCCGATAACGCGCTAAGCGTCGCGGGGTATGCTGGTAATCTGGTACTTTCTACGACGACTTCTGGTGCTGCCATATCGATGACAACCAATAATGGAACCGATGTGGAGCGGTTGAGGATAGAAGGGACTGGGGATGTTAAATTATTTGGTACAAGGCTGGGTGTTGGCACTCCTAACATTCTCGTAAAGTTACCAGATAGTAGCATTGCGCAAATGCCGTACCCCACTGGCGGCGGATCTGGCACTGTTACATCATTCGGGAAATCGGATGGTTTTGGAATAACATCTTCAGTTGCAAATTCAACAACAACCCCGGTTCATACTGTTGCTATTGATAGCGCTGCTGTTTTTTCTGCTTATGCAGGAAGATTGGTAAGATTTACCGGAAGCACAGACTACACAATATCACAAGGAATTGGAACGCTATGCTACCTATATAGCAGCGGAGGAACAACAAGAGTAATTACATTGCCTAATCCATCGACAGTTCCTAATCGAGAAATAAAAGTTTACATCGCTGGAACAAGTATCGCTGTTGGGTTCGCCACAGTCGGCGGAACAGCTAATTTCTATAACAATACAGGTTTGATAGGTACAACACTTGGCACAAATACATCCGCACTCTTCACTTTCAAAAGCGATGGAACAGACTGGACGGTCATAATAACAAACTAATGAAAATACTTTTTTTATTACTCCTCAGCACCACATGCTTCGCTCAGCCTAAAGCAGTTCCAATAGTTACTGTGAACGGCACAACAGCCACGCTGAAAGCTGATAGTTCAACGGGTAATATTGGTTCTTACTATTGGACGGTATCCCCTTCAGTGAACTTCACAAATGGTGTTTATTACGGCGGTAGCAATCTGGCTCCACTGACCGCAACCATAAAAGCGGGTACCAGGTACACGTTCATTCTAACGGTGCAGGATAAGGGCGGCAACGTTGGCACAGCAGCGACCGTGTATGATCCTGCAGCGCCGGTGGTAGTAAAGCCACCTATTCCAACGCCGGTACCGGTGAGAGACACGGTTGAGGATATCAGCGTGCATAATAAGGGAGTATTCTTTGCCAGGGTGATTCTTTGGTCCGACACGACTGTAACCGTAATAAAGAAATAATGAAAAAACTTATTCTCGCCATATTTCTTTTATCCTGTTTCGCTGGTGAGGCGCAGACGACCTACACTTCATTGTTTGACACGGTTGTGGTCAACAGCAATTACACGCTTATCGTGAAACGTCCAAGAGTGCAGGCGACAGGAATTAAATACCCGGTTGCATGGTTTTTCGGTGGCAATGGTGAAAAAGATAATGTTTCTACTGCAACCGCCGTAGGTCCATTTCGACTAATGACCGGCGGGGCGGGAACAGCACAACAAAACGCAATGTCCGTATTGGATAGCGCATGGATTGTTCAGATAATTCCATTCACAAATGGCTGCGGTTGTAACCCCGTGCAGGTTGCCGGGTTCCCCAACAATATATATACGGTGATGGATAAGTTTGATTTGACTTATGGCTTTACTCACCAAGACACCACACGGTATATGATGAGCGGCATATCGCAAGGCGCCACCAATACAATAGATTTTCCAACCTGGCCTGTATCATTATACAGTTTCGGCAACCCTACGAATTACCGGGCAAATAGATTTAAAATGTTTGTTGAAGCTTCAATGTGTAACCCACGGAGCGGAAGTCAACCATCATTATTAGCTGGTAAAATCGTTCGATTATTTCATGCAGCAGTGGATGGTACTTGTGGTGAAACGAACAGCGCCACTGAGTTCAGTGACCTTGCCGGTGCTGGCGTCACCAATCTGAAGTACACAAAATTTACAGGCACATTTGGTCACGATAATAACACTTGGGATAGCGCATTCTCTGCCCGTGGTGTGGACAGCGCTCATAATATCTGGCTGTTGTTTTTGAATAAGGCGGGTGTTAGCGCACCAGTAATGGGGCAGGCACGCGTATACGACATCTTTGATGCCATGTATGGCAGCTATGACGTAAACAACCCTACGTCCTTTTTTGATAACCAGAAAGGCGGTCACTCAAACGTCGATCCGCGCAATGGAGTTACCACCGATACAACTTCAGTGAGCAATCCCGCTCATGGATTTTTAAATACCAACGGCGCACCTCGCAACGACCTGGATGTATATGGCTTCAGTCAAACCAACAGAGGTTACCCATACCGATTTTTACCCGGTTTCAGCAGGGCTATGGTGAAGCTCGATTTAACGGGTTTGCGAAATTTGAACGACACTACACTTCGCTTTGTTTTACAGGAAGTTTGGTGGAAAGATCCAGGCGATACAGCCAGTGTCAAAATAAGGCTGTACAATTATGACCAGCAGGTAATGCGTAAGCCCGTTACATCGCGCTGGTTGTACGACTCACGAATGGACAGCCTCTGTACTCAGCTCGACAGCCTTACCTCGACTGCATCCGGAGCTTGGGAGCATGTTGTAATTGATAGCACGAACCAGCGCAACCGGATGCGATACCTGGAGTTAATGCTGACCTCCACTGCAACACATCACGTTTCAAAAACCAATGAAATTGTATTGTACGGATATTATACTGCCGATACTTCGTTGGCGATGTACAGCGACAGCGTTCGCAAAGACTACACCGGGCCCATCCGCAACCGCCGCGATTCAACTGGCATTTACAGAAAGAAAATTTATACCAATGTGGCGCAACCGGTCGGCCTTGCTTCTCTCGCGCATGACGGTGGGCAAAGGATCTTCACAGCGACAAATTATTATGACAATGTGAACGCTCCGGGTATTCCAACGACAATTAATTACTGGCCGGGCGGTGCGGGCGACTTCTCACCAACCATAATCGCTCGAAATATAGCCGGCGGCAAAGACATGATACTTTCCACAAAGGGCGGCAATACCTACACGGGTGGATTAGTCAATACCGATGCACCTGGATTGGAAGCAGAAAATCCTTATAGCTGGGGCAGGGATAGCGCATTATTCAGTGACCTCACAAAAGTGTACGGAAGAAACAGCGCCGGCACGAACCGGTTTGCTGGAACCGTTGCCAATGGACGAAACTACTTCCCTTATCTCGAAACAGATAATGAACCATTCTTTAACGGCTATACACATAAATCAAATTTCTGGAAAGCCCGAGCCGATTACAGAGCAATTAAGCAGGTAGACCCAACCATGCAAATTATCCAGCCGGGTATGGTGTATGCTGGTGACATCTATCAGGTGAAAAGTTTTTTCTTCTACACGCAAACAATGACCACTGACAAAATATTTCCCCATAATATTTTGAACGGTCACTATTACTTGGCCGATCAAGATTCATTGGGCGGTATTATTCATACGCTTACGGAGCAACAGAATTCAGGTTCCGTTCCGCCAGCATGGGCGGTTAATTCCCGTAATAATTGGCTAACGTTTGCGGATAGTGTTAAGCGGCAAATTTACAAATACCTACCCGATACAACGCAATTCTGGTTGACCGAAACTGGGCGAGACGGTTACGGTACAAAGCCAACAACCGATTTGCAGGCGGCAGCCACCAGTCAATATACTACTGCGTCGATTTCCGGATTGGGCGATAGTCTCCAGGTAAAAGGCATTTGGGATGCGCAACAAAATATTTTCGGTTGGGCGGCCCCATTTGAAAAGCAAGTGAACTTTGAACTTACCAGCGTGAATAATTCACCATCCGGGCAATTCAAAGATCAATTCTATAGTTCCGGTAAAGCCGCTGATAAATCAAGTAGTGACCCCTTCGATGTACAAACGTTTTTCCCGGCCTGGTATGTAACCGGCGGCGTATTCGACAACCTGCAAAACTATTATTGTGATAGCGTAATGGTTCGCGGCGGCAGGACCGGTGTTTGGGTTTTCCGTGGTCACCATTATCAGCACAGTGATAGCGTTGTGTATGTCGTTTTCTACAGCGCCAAGACAAACCTTTCCAGCACTTACAGCCTGAGTGTGCCTGGCGTTTCATCTGTTCGGGAATTCATTCCGTCCTTCAGCACGTTAACAGGCACGTCCACTACGTTGACGCCATCTGCAGGAGCTGTCTCGCGGACTGTTACCCAAATGCCGAGGCTTTATTTCGGACTGGAATCAGCAGGCTCACCGCCGTCCTGCACGACAAACATATTGCCAGCAAGCGGAAGTACGGTAGCCAGTCAAACCAACGCTGCATTGAGCTGGAGCGCGGCGGCCGGAGCCACCAGCTACCAGGTATGGATCGACGGTGTGCTGGTCACCTCGGTAGGCTCAACCAATTACAATGCGTTCGGCTTCGGGGCGGGAACTACTCATAGTTGGTACGTAGTACCCACAAACGGTAGCGGCGCTGCCTCAGGTTGTAGCGCCGGCGCATTTATCTTTACCACCGCACCCCTGGTAACGGTGCAAATTCTAAAAATATATAGGTAAAATTGTATGTATATTAGTGCGGCAAAAAGTGCAGTTGCGGATCTTGCTGAATTGTTTAATGGCATTTTAATTGACCAAAATCAAACAGGTAAACTATTTGTACAACCTTTAAGGCAGCAAATTGAAAGTATATGCAAAATCAGATGGTAGACACTCGCAAATTCGACCGTTGGTACTGGGGCGTAGCTGTGATTGCAATTCTACTCTATATCGTACTTGCCTAGTAAGGGTTTCCCCGGTCGGTAATATTGTCGGCAAGGTATTAACTTTATAATGCCATGCCCATTCTCAGCGAAAAAGAGTTAACTACGATAATTATTACCGGTGTCAGCCTTTTGCTGAAGCCGTGGTTAACGCGTATTTACACCGCCTGGGTTAATGATTCCCCTCGAGTTGAAACCTTCTTAATTCGTATCACCTTCGGATATTATAGACGCAAAGCACGGGCGGCCGCTAAAGCCGCTCTTGCTTTATCGTTGAAGGAAGAAAATAACCGACGCATCAACACTGCCGTTGATCGTGAATTGCAGCGCTTAGGCGACCTCCACAACCTGGACCGGGTAACTTTATCCCGCTACGTATGGACGGGTGCTGGTAAGTTCCCAGACAACCCCACGGTAGAAGATTTTATTCAAGTTGATATTTATATCACCAACGAATGGACAGCCGAAAACGTGCGCCCCATTATGAAGGAATGGGATGGGCGTAGCGGTGCCCTGTTCGCAAAGGCATTGCATAAACTGTATTACGAAGCCAAGGGGTATATTTCCATCGGCCCAACCGATGACGATGACCTGCAGTCTTCGCAGAACCTGTTCGGAGTTGAAAAGTCATGGCGTTGGAAGCTGGGTAAAGGTATCTTTGACGGAGTGCTGGTGTTGAGCCTGTTTTACGGCAATTACAACGGCAAGGAATTAAGCGATCAGGCCATCCGGGACATCAAAAAAGCCCGCGATAAAATAGCTTACGAAAAACGGAATTATTTGTATTAAAACCGTATTTTTACTTACAAACCCCAACATCATGAATTTATACGCGCAATGTTTTTTGATCAGCCTTATCGGCCTGGCATTATCAATGCTGACGGTAATTGCCTCCCTTACCAAAAAAGCGAGGGTGGCGAATATAAAATTCAACTGGACGATATTCTTTACCCAGGATATTATTATCCAGGCGGTGGGCACCGTGCTTACCGTTGGGCTGGGGTTGATGCTACTTGGGCCTGCCATTAAGCAGTACCCGAAGTTCGCGGATAACACGCTGGCCATACTCGCCATATTTGCGACCATTGGTTATATTGGTTCAGACATTGCAAGCAGATTTTTTAGTGTAATGAATAAACGAATTAACGCCGGCATAGACGAGAAAACTACTATTGCGGATTTTCATACTGGTAATTTAGATGCGCCAACGGTAGCGCCGAAGCCAAGCAAGCCCGAGGATAAGCCCTAAGTGTTAAACCGTATAGGTGGAATGCGCCGAAGTTGTAACTTTAATGCATGCCCCGCATTCCCTTTGACGATTGGTTTCCTTTGGTCTGCATCTGCGGAATGGGTTGCGGCATGTTGGGATTGTTCCTGGTTTTAGCGAAAGGTGTTGACGCGAAGAAAGGCAAGTGTCGTGATTGTAAACGCCGGGCGGCATGACTGAACTGGCCTTCACTTTTGGATTAGCCTTATTGGTTAGCACCGGGTGGGTTGTACATCGTAAATTATTTCCTAAACCAAAACGTCGCAAACCAAGACGCCGGATAAAAAAAGCAGCATAATGTTAAGCCCAAAACAGTATCACGAATTACTGGCCTACATCCATGGCGATCTGGAAGATGATATACAAGCCAGAAAGGAGTACAAAAAACAATTGTTGGATTTTGCTAAGAAGAACAAACCAGGAAGTACAGCCGCTTCTGATGAAAGCGGTGGACCATTGCCTCCTCCCCCCAAGGATCCTCCGCCCCCACCACCAATAGGTTAATAATGGATATTAAACCCATTAGCGCCAAACAGCGCAGAATAATTATAGTTATATTTTTATTAGTCCATGCTATACCGTTAGCATGGATTTTTTTACCTATGGATACAGTTCATCATTTCATCGGTGGGCCTATTATGGTAATGGATAAAGATGGCATTATGCGGGAGCGCGTTGTAACCAATCAATGGTTTGCGGCAGGTTTCGGCGACTGTCTGGTGCGGTTCATATATTCCGGCTTCGTCTGTTGGCTGTTAATACGTGTTTGTAAAGATCTTGCATGGTTCTTTTATTGCACGTTTGCTTTTTACAGCTTCAACACTCTGATATATTGGTACAACTACTGCCAATGGAAGGCCCCGTTTTATATAATGCTTTTCGGGTTGGTAGTTGCCGCCGCGGTGCTCTGGCCTAAGTCGAGGTTGCGGGTGGTGAAATAACTCATATAATTTTTTTATCCTTCAATATCGCAATAAGCTGGGCCAAATGTCTTGCACCGGCTTCTTCCCGTAAATCAGAAATCCAGGCCTCGCAGGTTCGAGCGTTTAACCCCAATTTGGCGGCCGCCGTTTTCACCGTATGCCCTTTTGTAATTAATTCCAATAATTCCTTTAATTCATTCCGCATATTGTAAATTTACGTATATTTACCCTATGCGATGGCTATTACTGATAATTTTTTTATGTCTGATAATATGGCTGTGGCTTATAATATTTAGAAAATGATAAACTTCCTGATTGGCTTTTTAATTGGTGGAATTGCGGGCGCTATCGGTGGATGGCTGGCTAAACGAAACAATCCCAACAGTAATTTATGAGCAAAACTCTGCTGTGCGTAATTATCGTTGTATTGGTAGCCATCCTTTTCTACCAATCCCAGTGCAATGCGCCTAAGTCGGACGATGGCGCCGCAAAGCGGCACACGATTGACAGCACCATTGAGGCTACACGTGCTCGGTACGTTGATTCTATTGCCTCACTGGCAAAGCAGGTGCATATAAACGATAGTGCCCGCAATGCGCAGATAGTGGCCTATAATAACGCGGCCCATAGCCTGGAAGATAAAGATCAAACAATACAATACTGGCGGAGCCGTTACCGAATTGCACGCGAGGGGCGGGACACAGAAGTTGTTTTTATAGCCTGCGATTCCATTAGTGCCAAATACGCCGTTATTCGCGTTGAAGCTGAATGGTGGCACCGTGTAGCGGATAGCCTGCAATTAAATGGCACACAGCGCCGGGAAATTGATTCAGCAGCATTGAGGGGTAAGGATAGCACTATTACCAGCCTGTTTGCTTCAGTTAAGGTTATACAAGGCCAGCGTGATACGGCTGTTATAGAACGGGATTCGGCGGTAAAAAAAGCTAAGCGAAGTAAATGGCTCTGGTTCGGCCTCGGGGCAGTTGCCGGCGGGGCGGCGGGCAGGGCATCAAAATAACAGCAAACGGTAACTAAACAACGGGATTGCGTTTACCCCGTCCAGGTTGGCAGGTTGCTTAAAATTAATATTTATGATAACACTAACCGATATCAACAATGCGATTGCTCTGGCAATTACCGCGCAGAACTACACTGAACTCAACCGCCTCGCTGAATTGCTGAAACAGTTACCGCAACCCGCAGCAACAACATTTTCACACACTAAAGACTATTAATATGGCAAATTATCCTAAAGGCAGCACTGGCGACCAATCCGCCCGCAATCAAAAACTGGCAGCTGCTATTTACCTCGGCGGTTTCGCGTTGCTGCATGTATTGGCTTTTGTATTATCAGCACATCCAAATTTTTATGGATGGAGGGTTGCATTGTTTGGTGTCGCCGTTGTTGCGGTTCTGGCGCTGGCCATTTCATTTTTCCGCAACGCCGATCTTACCGAAGATTTCAGGTGGCCCGAAGTCGTGGTTATCATACTGGCATTTGCTTCGGCGGTTGCGATTGGTTATTGCCCCACTTGTTGAGTGATGTTTTACTATGCTATTATAACAATTATCCTTTCTGCAGTTGATGCCTGGCGCATTAAACGCGCATGGGGCCGCGTGGGGAACATTAATCACTGGTTATCGTATGCGCTGGCGGCAGCGGGCATAGCTGGCCTGTACTTAATCGTTCGGCCCATAGGTTGGCACATAGCCACGTTCATACTGGGCTGCATTGCCATACGCGGTTGCCTGTATGACGGGTTTCTAAATATTTTCAGGCGGGAGAAACTCCCTTACATTTCGCCCAGTAGTAACGCGTTGAACGAATCCCGGTTGAATAAAATTTCCTTCTGGACCCGCCGCGCTATCTTTGCTGGACTGCTTATTGTAGTTGTAATTATTAATTTGCTAATTCATGCGTAATATTTACATGAAGCATTTTCTAGTAGAATGCTATTGGTGTAAAACACAGTTAAATAAAAGGGCGGACGCATATAAAAGAGAAATGTCTAAACATGGTCATTGCTGCTGTAAGAAATGTTTTGGCAAGGAGCAGTCTTTTAAAGATGCTCAATCAAGGAGAATGCGGACTAACAATCCATTTAAAGGAAAAATGCATTCGGATTATACAAAACAGTTAATATCAAAGAATACTATTGGAAGAGTTCCCTATAATAAAGGTGTTAAAAATCCAAAAAGGAAAAAATCTAGCGTAGTTAGATGGATTGAATTTAGGGATTACATTATTAATAGAGATGTAAATAAGTGTTGCAAGTGCAACAACAAGTTTGAATCATCTAATTTGCATGTGCATCATTTACTTTCGCGAACTAGGAATCCGGATAAAGAGTTTGACGAATTAAATTGTATTACCCTTTGTGCTAGATGCCATAGGGATTTTCACAGGAAATTTGGCGTACTTAAATTTACTGTTTACAATTGGGTTAATTGGATAAACGAGACCCGAAATGAAAACGAACGTTTTATAATACATTAATATGAGCCTCGACAGCAACAAAATAATTACTATTGCCCGCAGTTATATTGGCAAAACAGAAGTACTCGGTAATAAGGGATTTACAGATCCGTCACTGCTGGCTAAAATGAAAATAGCTGGCTGGCAACCTGGATACGCCTGGTGTGCGTTATTAGCTGAAATAATATGGAAAGAAGCGGCTGCAGGAGACATGGAAACTATCACGGTGTTGGACCACTTGTTTTCGGCTTCGTCATTGTCCACTTATTATAATTTTGCGCATTCAGTGCAGTTCAAGGTTGGCCAGGTCCCCCAGTTGGGCGCACTGGTAATCTGGAAGCATGGCATTGACCCTAAAAAATGGGAAGGGCACACCGGCATTGTCACAACCATAAGTAATGGTGGTTTTACTTCTGTTGAGGGAAATACTTCGGGAAAGGATCCAAACATTCGTGAAGGGTATATTGTAGCAGAAAAAACGCATCAGCTGGGAATGCCTAAAAAAGCAGGAATATTAAACATTGTCGGGTTCGTTTATCCGTCTTAAACTTGGTATAGGTAGATAGTTTTAAAGGGTTAATGAAAGCCGCCTGTTTCCACAGCGCGGCTTCTTTTTGTAGTCACAGGGGTAAATATTTATTTCCAGTTTTGAAGTGGTGAGTATCTATAAATGATTGTGTCCTTAGAGACAACAACTGTATCAGGCGAAGCGATGAGGCGTACCGTTCCCGATAGCATCCGAGATTGCATTGATATTGCTATTTCTTTTTAAAAGATCCCGATTGTTAATTACTCCTGCTTTCGCGACTTCTTTTTTATCGCTTTTGCATCCAGTAAACAGCAGTATCAATCCGAAAAAGGTGAGGGAGAGCTTCATGGTTGGGTGGGTTTAGTTGAATCAATTACCCATCCCTGTCCTGCGCATGTCCTGCAATTAATGTGTGGGAATCGTTCTCCGTTTCTACCCACATAGCCCATAACTACCCCGATATACTGTGGATCTGGTATTGTCCCTTTGCCGTGACAGGTCGGGCATAAAACTTCTTTTTCTGAAGAAATGTTTTTACGGATTTCGCCGTCTTGTGTAATATTCATATTTATATATTTTACATTTTTATTTCAAGCTCCTGCCCAGTGAGGGCGTTAAAGGACGAAGTTTTTAGTTGTAAGCACCTTGTATTGATTCATAAAGTTTTGCTTTGTTCGGTAAGTGTCCCATATATCATACAGGGTGGAAAACCTTTGCAGCATAATTGTGTCCCATTCTGATTGAAGTAAAAATTCGTCAACCTCTTTTACTTCTTTGGATAAGGGATATTCAAACCCAAACTTTTCAGCAATTACCTTCATTAACCCGTTTTCAATTTCCTTATAATTTGCAAGACGTTGCTTTATTGGCCGGGGAATATCCAATAAATATGCTTCGCTGGCGTCGTGTAACAATGCTGATAACTTATGTGGTTCATCAACCAAATACGAAGCCTGAACGCTATGCTGCCCGACAGAATAAAATACCGGCAAGTGGCCTCCGAAACGGCACTGCATGGAAATACCGTGGCATATATCCTCAATCAATATCGTTGCGGGGTCTGGTTCAAAAACGTTTACATATTGCCCAGTGAAGGTTCGTATGCAGTCTTTGGTGAATAAGTTTTCCATATACTATTTTAATTTATTTAATTGTTCATAAAGCCAGTTCAGCCGCACCTGTAGAGCGCGGAGGTTGGTGCGATAGCTATTATCAATCTTGGGCCGGGGCCAGAAATACCCACCCTCCCTATGCCTCTTGTCGCAGGTGTCTAAAAAACCGTGTTCCATTTTGCCGGACAGCATATTGATTGCAAGGCAAAGCCCGTGGTCTACATACAAGTGCTCTAATACCCACCAGCTACCCTTGTCCCCATCCCGGTATATAGCCTTCCCTAATTCATAGAGGCAAATTAACTGGTGGAACTTTTCGCGGGTGGTCATGGGTGATTGATTTTATAAACTTGGGTAATGAATTTTTGGTAACTATCTGGCGATATTTCAACTGTGCCGGACTGACACCACCTGGCAAACGACACCGCCACATCTTCCATAATGGGCAGCATGGATAGAGCGCCCTTTTCATGTGCTTCGCGGAGATTTGCACCAATGGTAAAAAAATTGTTTGGCTGGAACCCTATCGGGTATTGCTTCTCCGCCCGTTCCTTGATTTGTTGTTCTATGTTCATATTATTTGGGTTTGAGAATTGTTTTTATAGATATGAATATTGCTACCAATACCAGAAATTCTCCCGCTCCCATCAACCAGCCGGTAATGAAATCACATCGCAACTCTGCCATAGATTGAGGCAGCCAATTACTACCAAAATAGATAGTTTCGCAGATTCCGAATATTAACCCGGCAACCATTAGTGCAAGGCCGCAAGAAAGAATAGTACTGGTCTTGATTGTTATTTTATTCCCTGTTTCTATATCCATTGGTTAAATTATTTGAGTAGGTTGATTGTGCAATATCGCGGGCTGCAAATCCTCTGTCCGTCCAGGATGCTTGCTCGTCGTTCCATCCGGCAATGCATTCCAGCGCCTCCCGGACCCGTTTATTTTCGTCGGCAAGGGTGGAAGTCCCTTCATCTGTCTTAACCTGCGGGGCGGTGGCGCGGGTGTTCCAGTCATATTGAGGGTCTGGAATTGGCCCTTCAGCGCAGCAGGTGGCGCAGTAGTACGTTTTCTGCTTTTCATCATTCCTAATAAAGTCTATTTCCGTTCCCCCACAAAACGGACACGGTAGCAATTCATCTGTCTTACCCCCGTTGCCGGTCAAGGGATGGGTGGCGTATTCTTCCATTGCAGCGATAATTAATCCGTATGGCGGCATTTCGATAAACTCATCCCAGCTTACCCACGGATCGTCTGGATGCCGGTCTTTAAATTCCAAATACTTTTTCTTTAATACTTCTGGCGCTGTCATGGTGTTTTATTTTACTGGGTCAATACGTCTTGATGCTCCGAAAAATGTGTTATCGTTAAGACATTTACCCGTCTTCAAATCGAACCGACCATAGTCCTCCTTTCCACTGTCTGACGTCCAAATGTCAGTAACGGATATGGTGCCGTCTTTGTGAACGGTTTTTACTTCGAGTTGTTCTTCTGACGTTACGCCAGCACACCTGAAATACATGGTGACGATTTGTCCTTTTTTTAGCTTGCTCATTGGTTTTTAGATTTAATGTATTCGTTATGGTTGCCATTCTTCGTCTGGAATGTCCTTTGGATTTACCAATAGGTGATGCACTTTTTTCAATTCGCCGACCGGCACCTGGAAAGATTTTATTATACCCCTGTACCCGCCTTCGAACTGGTATTCGGATTTGTGCAGCCATAGGTTCATCCAATCGCGGAACTCGAAAATAACTACCGGTATAAGCTCTCCTTTTGTTCTTGATTTCTTTGGTATCATTGGTTGGGTTGTTCGGCAATAACGTTATACACGTTTTCCTGTTTCTTCGCTCCGGCTAATGCCGACAACTCCACAGGCTCTTCCCGGATGCCTTCCGGTGTTTTGTTTTTAAATATTGTTTGCTGTAAACCGTAATACTCAATATTGGCGGCTGCATTGGCATCCCTGTCATGCTTTGTTCCGCATTCTGGACATGTCCAAGTTCTGTCTGAAAGTGCTAACTCCTTGTTTATAGCACCGCAGCAACTACACCGCTTACTGCTTGGGTCGAATCGACCAATTTTTATAAGGGTTTTTCCATACCAATCGCATTTGTATTGTAAAGTTGTAAACAGTGTCCCTATTGAAATATCACTGATCGCCTGCGCCAGGTTCCTATTTTTCAGCATCCCGACCACATTCAAGTCTTCAATAACAATGCTTTCAACTTGGCTATCGTTGACTAAAGCATTGGTTACCTTGTGAATATAGTCGTTTCGCTGGTTTGAAAACCTTTCGTATAAT